ATTCGGCTGTTGCAGAATCAGTGACAGATTGCGTCTGTCACACCATACGATGCTGTCATCCTTTACGCGCTTGAGGTCGTAGTGACCCTCGCTGATGCGCTTGGCGATGTAGTCTATCGGCCAGAACACCTCGGGAACCGTGCGGAACAGCTCCATGAAATTATTGCCGCAGTTCTTCGGCTGCACAAGGCTGTCAATCTCGGCATACAACTGCTGTGCACGCCATCCGTCGACAACGCTTGTCGTCACGGCAGGGAGGCTCGACACATCGACTGCGCCGACCCGCTCCGCCGCGGCGGACTTTCTGCTGAAGAGTTTGTCTAATAATTTCATACGTTGCTCTAAGATTTTGAGCAAAAAAAAATCCGATTTCCCGACCGTCGTCAAAACAGCCGAAAAACCGAATTTCAAACACGCCCCGAAAAGCGAGTCAACAATCAATAAAACAATAACTTACACAGCCAAAGGAACCGAAAACGATTTTGCAACGAACTGCGCGAAACCGCTCAGTACGGCACTCGCCTCGTAACACTCGCTGCTCTTGTTGTAGTCGAGCAGGTTGGTCATGAACTGTGCATACTCGTCGTCCTCCTCTATCTTCGAGGCGTTGAACAGCACGGTGTTTCTCACGTAGTCGGACGTTGCCGCTATGCGTCTGTCGAGGTCGCCGCACTCCGGCATCACGCGCACACCCGAGAGCTCCTTGCGCAACTCGCGGATGAAAGCATAGTACGACTGCGGGCACTCGATGATGGTGCGCTCGCTCCCGGTGCCGACAAGCACAGACTTAATCTCTTCCGTCGACGAGGTCTCGCGAAAGGCCGCATCCACGATGTGCCACTTGTCGCCGCAACGCTTGCCGTGAACCATGACGAACAAGCCGTTGACATACGGCATGGCAAACACCACCTCGTTGTCATACGCGCACTGTGTGTCGGGGTTGAAGAAGCTGACGGCTCCGTCACGCGCATAGAGGTTTCGCTTGCGACGGTTGCTGAACAGCGCGAACTCGTCCTTCATCACGTCGCACACCACATAGCGGAACGTATCGCTGAGGTGTCCGTGCTCCTCATAGCTCTGCATCGTCACCTTGTTCTTCACCTTCGTTTTCAGAATGGCTCCGTTGACGTCCTTCTGCACGCAGAGGTAGTCGTCAATCGACGTGGAACAGTTCTCGTCTATCTCGATGCGGTATCCTGCAACGATGCCGTCGAACACCGCATTGATGAACTCGCCCGACATCGGTACGCTCGGATTCTTGCGCCCCACACAGTCCTCAACCTCGACGCCCTCTTTCTGCAACGTATCAATGAAGAGGTCGAGGAAAGACCGCTTCTCTTCGTCAATGGTGTTGGCGGCTCGCGTCGAGGCGTCGCCGTGCAGGAATATCTTGTCACGACAGCCCATGTCGGCAAGACGCTTGGCAACGAGGCGGGCCGACTTCCTGACGGTATTGTCGGGCGTCTCACCTATCGTTTCGCCTATCTGCCTCAGTGTTATGCCGTCGTCGGTGCTGACCTGCCAATACGTTACGGAGATGTAAGGCAGCACGTTGTTGTCGACCGAAACGTGTACAGGCAGACTCGCATCGTAGGCGCACTTGTGACAGTGCATGCCGCGGTTGAACGATGCAAAGAACTCGGAGCCGCTTCGGATGATACCCCACTCGCCCAAGGCGTAGACGTTGTAATAGTCGGGGTCGTGCAGTCGGTCGTGCTCGAAGGTGGCGATACACTGCTCGTCGTAATAGCCGTAGGTGCCGTCGGGCGAGCCGACCACCCAAAAGTTGTTCAGGTAGGTCGTCTGTATGACAAGCGTATCCGGGGCGTGCGTCTCTATCTCGCCAGTCCTCGGATTCATCAGACTCTTCTCGCTGTTCATGCGGATGGACTTGACCTTGGTCAGTGCAGGGTCAAGCGTGCGGCCGTTGAGTACAACCTCCATCGGCAGCTCGTTCCACTTCTCGACATCAAATACTTTCTTCTTAATCCAATGCGTTTCATTAATCGGGTTGAAGGTGGTGATTATCTGTTGGCCGTGTTTGCCGCGAAGACGCAGACGCACCTGCTTGTAGTCTTCGTGCTCAAATTCCGACCATTCATCGAGCACCACACGTTTGTAGTTGGAGATACCCTTCAGTTTTTCAGGGTCGTCAAGACCGCCGAAGTCTATCTTCGCCCCGCTGAAAGAGATTATCTGCCTGACACCGTCCTTGAACTTGAACATATCGAATATGCCCAGCTGACGCGCCGCCACCTTGAAGTCCTCGTAGATGCTCTTGTTGATGCTCGCCCCGACCTTGCGCATCACGAGCGAGTTCTCTCCGTCATACAGCGTATACAACAGCACGAGTTGCGCCACGCTGTAAGACTTACCCGACGACGAGCCTCCGTACAGTATTATCAGACGTATCGAGGGGTCGTTCATCCACTTCATCAGATGGAAGCCCAAAGGGTTCAGCTTCTTTTTATTCACATCCATACTCTAAGGTGTTTTCGTGGCAATTTGCCACAATTCTCACTATACGCCCACGGAGCGGACTTTACATTTTGCCACCGTTTTTCCTATAGTGACAAATTGCTATTCCTCCTCGTCGTCATATCCGATACGAAGCTCGCCTATCCAATTGCGCTTCGAGTTCACGTTGATGTCCTTTGCCGACGCATACCCGAGCACCTCTATCAGGCGCTTCTTGGCCGCGTCCTTATCCACATCGGGCACCATGCGTTTGCCCCTCTGCACGAACTTCAGAAACTTGCGAATGTGCTTCGGAATCTCGTGCAGATAGCGCATCCTCCAAGTGTGAGTTTTCTCATCCTCAATCCACAGCTCCAACGGGTCGAGATTGACGATGCTAACATCCTCACTCACAAGCTCCTCGCGCGTTATCGTAACCAGCTTCGCACGCTCCTCTCTAAGTGCCTCTATCCTTGACCTCACCTTGACCTCATTATACAGTCGTGAAGCCTTCTCCCAATGGCTGCTAGCCTTCGCATCGCTCTTGCAGTTGTAGGCCCTTCGATACGCCTCGACGAGGATTCCTTTCGGGTTGTTTCCGTAGGCGTCGACAACGTATTGGCAGAAGGCTTCCTGCTGAGCGGTCAGTCCGTTTTTGTCCTTTACTCTTGCCATGACTTTACAGTTTGCGTTAATACTTCATCATCGCATCGGGGGCGCTGCTCTCTTGTCGATGAGGTTCACTGCATCGGTCGTCATCGGGAGGGAAACGAATGCAAGCGGTGCAGGGACGACAACAAGAGGGAACAGAGCGACGAGAACAGGTACGAGTAAAAGCGAGAGAGAGGCAGGGGCGGCGCTGATTCGGGTGTTGCGGCAGTTGGGGCTTTCTCCCGCCCCTGAAAAATTTTTGCAAGTCGCCCGAATATCGCGCTCTTTGCCCTCAAATTGCGCGTATAAGCTCGTTTCCGCCTCGCCCCGAGTAGCTGTATTATTTCACGGCAAAGCTCGGGAGATGCGATTTTAGAGCGTCGTCTGTCGGTCGTCGGCAAACGACGCTCGTCAAATATACGTCACTTTCCGTCAGTTGGTTAGAACGGCCGAAATTCCCGATTCGGGTCCGGGGGCACAACGACGTCGCGTCTCGGGGCGATTGCCTCCAATTCATTGAAGTGGTGGAATATCTTCTTGCGGTAGATTTCGGCGCACCGCCACTCGAGCTGACAGCCGCGGCTCTCGCTCCATCCTGACATCAGAAAGATAGCGTCGCAGTTCATAAGGGCTTCGATGTCGCGCCCCATGAAGTAGGCGTACGAGCGGTTGGAGTCGGGACACACGTCGAAAGGCGTTATCGCCTCGTGTCCGAGTCGTTCAATGTAGAGCTTGCATCGAAGCGCACGATTCCTGCATCTCGAGACGTTCAGGCCCGAGATGGGGAGGGAAATGTAGATTTTCATAATGATTGGTTTATAAGTGAATTTTCTCGTTTCTCACGTTATTGACTTCGGCTATGATACGGTCGCAAAAAGAATTGAAGTCCATCCCTTCGATTTGACACACCATCTTCGAGAACATCAGTTCAGCCTTTATCTTCCTGATTGCATGCTCCTGCGCTCTCTCTTCGAGCACCAACGGATTGACACTCGGCTTGTCCTGTCGGGGCGGCTGCACATACTGACTTACAGACAACGTGAAGCCGTTGCTCTTCACCTCGTCGACGCTCACGACACGCGACAGATTCAACGCATGATCCGTGAATTTAATGTCGGTCGTCGTGCGGTTTTTCTTTAATATCAGCAAAGCGGTGGCGATGCTCGTGTCAACGAAATAACCGCCCTCGATTGCCACCACCTCATCCACGACATTTTGCTCAACCATCCACTGCCTGATTCGTCCCTCGCTGTTTCCTCGATAGAGGATGCCGGGGAAATTCAGGACGGCAGCCACACCGTCATCGGCAAGATAGCTCAGGCAATGAAGCAGAAAGGCGTAGTCGGCCCTCGACTTGGGAGCAAGACACGGAGCGTCGCTGAATCTCCAATCCTGCTTAGGCTCCCACTTGACGGAAAAAGGCGGATTGGCAACGATGCCCCTGAACTTCATGCCGATGAAATTGGGGGCCGCGAGCGTGTCGCCTGCGGCGATACAACAGTTTTTCAGGCGCCTCTTTGCCGCATCAGCCTGCTCGGGGTCGAGTTCCTGACCGTACTTGAACACTTCATCGCGGAATTGCGCCAGCAGCGCACCGTCGCCGCAGGTCGGGTCGTAGACCGAAGCAAGGTCGTCGGGCATATACGACTTCAACAGTTCGGCAAGTTTGTCGTCGGTGTAAAAGACGCCGTGCTCCTTGAAGCGAGCCTTGATGCTTTTAAGATTGTGTCCCACGAGGCCTCCTTCCTGCATAAATCGGTTCGTCGGCATATCGAGCCAGCTGGTCGTCGAGCCAACGACGCACATTGTTCCAACTCGTAGACCTGAACCGCTTGCGTTTGCCGTGAATGGTTATCTCCGCGACCCACCTGAAACAATAAACTGGCGCCGCCCCTCTTACATACTTTGTGGAGCAACGCCCTTTATTCGTCATCTCTGAGTAAATGATTCCCGTTCTTTGCATAGTTTTGAAAATAAAAAAGGCGCGGACGACATTGTCTGCCATCCGCGCCGGTTAAACCCAACTCTTACACACAAATTCTATTTAATTGTCTTTGAAAATTCTTCGTCACGGAACAGTTCCGCGAGCCCCGATATCTGCTTCAACCGCAGAAGCTCGTCGGGATCCATCCCGATTTCCTTCATTATCCACGCGTCGCTCATCCCCGCCTTTTTCAGCTCTGCGACGATGTTAACCATCAGCTCTATCGAGTGGCTGCCGCGTGCGCGGTTGTGTCGGATGGTCGACGCCATACGGTTCGATACGTCCTTGTCGATAACCACGACAGGCAGACAGCCGCCCTCGCGGTCGTAGATGTCCTTGTGGTTAAGCATCGTGCAGTAACGATGATAACCGTCCACTATCTCATACTTGCCGTTGTCGAGCTTATAACACACTATCGGCATCGTATAGCCGTCGCACTTGATGCTCTCGTAGAGCAGCTTCATCTCGGGCGGTGCAACGTGATTGGGATTGTAACTGTTGGCCTGAATCATCTCGATTGGCACCGCGATTACGTTATAGACCGGTGATTTCATAAGTTCTTGTATTTTTCGATTATTTCCTTTCGCCTCTGCATCTCGTACTTTGTCTGCGAGAATCCCATGTACTTGCAGAAATGGTCGTTCTTGATGATGCAGACGCACATCCGCTTGAATGTCGGTATCTCCTTGAAACTGCTGATGTCGATGTCGTCAAGATACTCCATCCGAACAGGCTTCTTGTCGGTACGGTAGTTCGACGCATCGCCGACCTCGATGTTCACCCCCGCATCGCGAAGTTCCTGAATCACCTCGTCGCTGAGCACACCGCCCTTGTCGCGCCAAAAGGCGATGCTCGTTTCGAGCTTCGACAGATAGCCCTCCCTTGTCTTCTCTGGCAGGGTCGAGAGCAGAAAGAACATATACTCCTTCCAAGTGAAATGGTCGGGCTTGCGTATCTCCTTCCATCCCATCGCCGTCGTACCTCCGTACAGTCCGGTGAAGTTCACTCCGTTGACGCGTCCCACGAGCTTACCCCATGTGTCGGGCTCTATCACCTGAAACAGCTTCAGGTTCTCCTGACCCTCGCTGAGGAAAGGCGACGCCACGCGCATCTTCGACAGCGGCACACCCGCCATGTAGTACAAATCGTACAGCTTGTTGTAGTCCCATCCGAACTTGCAGTTGGCACGCCAAATGTCGCGCACGTCCCAATCGTATATCGGATAAGCGTTGACGCACCGTTTGGCGGTGTTCGTCCACTCGAGCCGCTTGTACTTCTTGTGGTTTCGGTCAGAAAAGATTGCCCGCCAGCGGTTGAGGCTCTCCTGAGTGCGGATACCGATAAGGCAGCACACCTTTCCGCGCTTACCGCACATCCATTCGCCGAAGGCATCCTGAAAGTCGTAGTCCCATGCGTCCTCGTCGTAGAATGGAAATGCCTCCTTGGTCATGCCGTTCTTCGGCATCGGGCGCACCCATATGTCTTTCTTCGCCTCCTCCCACGGCCGCCAATACGTCTGCGACATGCTCGTGGTGGTAGGCACCTTGTTCGGCACGCACGCGCGGTAGATGTCGGCTCTGTCGGCAAACCTTTCCAACACGCGGTCGACGTATTCGGTCGTCATGTTGTACTGCGCCTCGTAGTCCATGTGGAAGATGCCGAACCGCTTTCCCTTCTCTTCGGCAACGAGAGCGCAGAGCTCAAGCAGCACCCCCGAATCCTTGCCGCCCGAAAACGACACGTAAACATAGTCGAAGTTGTCGAAGCAGTATCTTATACGCTCCACGGCGGCTTCATATACGGTTCTCTCCTGTCTCATAGCTCCTGCTTTAAATCTTCAATCGTGATGTGCTTGAGATAGTCGCTGATGCCAATCTTCTTGGCAATGTTGCTGTCTATCATTCTCTCCAATCCGACGGTCCCGGTGACATCGTAGTAGTAACAGTTCTTGTCCTGACCGGTTCGGTAAGTCCGTCGTCCGCTCTGCTCGCGCAACGCCCAATCCCATATCTTGTCGAAGTACACCGTATGGTTGTACTCCTGAAGATTCAGCCCGAAGGCCTCCTTCTGATAGCTCAGCACCCTCGCTTTGGGAAAGAGCTTCTCGCACACCTCGCGGCTCCTGACGAACTTGCAGAAGATGATCGTCTTATCCTGCGGTATCCGCTCGAACAGTTTCTTCACCGCCTCAATCTTGTTGTCGTCCACACAGTAGCAGTGCTGCATCTCCTGCGTCATGGCGAAGAAGATGTTGCCGTCGAGGCGGTCAAGCATCTCCATGTCGAGGTAGCGGTTCTTAATCTCGTTGTACAGCTCGCGGTTGTCGTCCGTCAGAAAGTAGCGAACCTCATCGTGCTTGCGGTCAACGTCCAAGTGCAGGTCGCATTGAAAGACGTAGTTGCGTATGAGTGAGTAGAGGTAGTCGATGTTGGTGTAACCCTTCACCCACTCTTCGCGCTTGGTGTAGCCGCTCGGCATCTGCGTCGTGCGCGTTGTCACGATGCAGAATGTGTTGCGGAACCGCGTCAGGGTCATGTTCAGTATCTTCGGGCTCAGAAACTCCATCTGCGCCCAAAGGTCAAGCAGGTCGCGGCTGATGGGCGTGCCGTTGAGGATGAGCTTGTACTTGGCGCTCCTGCCGAGTTCGATGATGTGCTTCGTCCGCTTGGCAAGACTGTTCTTTATCTTCAGGCTCTCGTCCACGACGATGAAAAGCGCCTTTGCCTTGGAAATGTATTCCATCGTGTCGAGGTAGGTTCGCCCGCTCAGCGAAAGGCTCTCTATGCCGACGTACTTGAACTCGATGCCGGTGGTGTTCCATTTGTTCACCTCCTCGCTGACGGGCTCGATTCCCGCTTTCGGACGGATGGTGTTCAGCGGGCCGAGCCACAGCACACAGTCCACGTCGGGTGTCATGTTGATAAGCTCGCAGGCCGTGCGCGTCTTGCCCGCTCCGGGCTCCATGAAGAGTGCGCCGACGCGCCACTCTTTCAGCTGGCTGATGCCGCGCAGTTGGTTGTTCGTAAGTTCCTTCATCGCCTCAGCTCGTCAATTATGTTTTCAACAGGCGCCACCTTGTCGGGCACGTGCGTCGTTACGGTCACTTTCTTCTTGCTGACATAGCCGCGGTCGTTCTCGTCCAGCCACGCCTCCTTCTTCGTCGTGTACGGCAGGTTCTTCTGCTTGAGTATCCACTCGGAAATCCAATAGGCGTCGCTCTTGGTCGAGCCAAGGTCGAAGCCGTACACCTGACTCTTCGGGATGACAGCCTCGGAGCCGTCCCATGCAACCGCCTTGTACGCCTTGGCGGTGATGCTCTCAAGGCTCTTCAACTTCACTGAATAGCATTTTGTTTTCATCTTTGAAATAGTTTATCGGGTTGACTTTCAGTTATAAAGATAGTAATTTTTATCGGGATTAACCTCCTTTTTCTCAGTAATTTACGTATATAATTAACGCCCTTGTCGACGTGAAAAACGGCATCCAAGGGCGTTATGATGTCATTCTTTTTTTCGCTCGCGCATCATCTTTTTCACCGCCTCGTTGATGAGGTCGGACTTGCATTCTTTCTGCGCGTCGAGCCAATCGAACACTTCTTGGTCGAGCATTACGCTGGTCTTGCGTCGCCATAAGGCGGGGCGACCCGCTCCCGGTCTCGCGCCTCCCATTGCCTTAGCCATGACGGTACGGTATTCGTTTGACAAAGGCGGCGCACGCCTGAAGCGCTTTGGCCAGTTGCGACGGCTCGCAGTCGTCTTGCAGCTCGATGCGGAAGCGCGGTGCGGTATGGCGGATGATCGAGAGCGTATCTTTGTCGGGGTCTTCCCGAATCTCGAACTTCGGAATCGGAAGAGCCACCGAATAGTGGCAGCGGTACATATAGTCGCCCATCTCTTGGAGCGATTGGGCGAGGAGCTGAGCCACCGAGATGCCGAGCTCTTCAGCCCGACGGTCAAGCAGCGACTCGTCATGGACGACGACCTCCTGCGTTTCGTTGTACTGATGCTCTTCGAACGTCACCATCACGCCGCAGAAGGGGTCTATCAACGCCCATCGGGATGAGCCGGGAGTCTGCGATAATTGAAATCTGTTCTTCATTGCTGTGTGTTATAAACCCCTCCCCCGAAAGGGAGGGGCGAGTTATTATTTGTAAAATCTCTCATACCATTTGTCGAGCCACTCGCTGCACCGCTTGAAGCCGGTGATGTAGTCGATATGGTCGGCAGGTTTAATGAATGTCGGAATGTAGTACTTGTAATCTCTGAATACGTCCCAAAATCTGTTACTTACAGGTGCAAGTCGAGGGTCGGCATCTTTGGCATCGTGAACCTTGTCAAACCACGGACACAGATATTTTCTCGGATTCTCCATCACGTCGTCTACGAATGTTGCAGGGAGGTTTTCAGCTCCAACCAAACGCATGACGATAGCCGCCGACTCACCGATGGCGAAGGCTTCGCTTGTCGAGCACTTACCCTCGGCAATGCGTACATACCCGAACTGCTCCTCCCATGCGTCGTCCTCGTCGTATTCGCGGTATGAAACCAAGCGGTCGGAATCGGAGCAATGGAATGTCGGGCCCTCTTCCCAATTAACCTTGGACTCGCAGAATAAGTAAGTCTCTTTCCCATCGGCATCGAGCAGAAGGAGAAGGTTCTTCTTGTCCTCGATTTGCTTTGGCGTCATGAATGAAGCCCAATACTCGGTGCGGTTGGCCCAGCCTTCCATCGGCTGAGTCTTGAAATAATCCCATTCGGAGATTATTTCGCCGACTGTAATCTTCTTCAACATGCGGCTTTGGTTGCAAGGGTAATTGTAGATGATTGTCTTGCCTTTGAGTTCTTTGGCGCGTTCGAGGGTCAATTCTTTGCGTTCTTTCAGTGAATCATAAATAACAGTTCTCATAGTTTCTTTGCCAGTTGTATAACCTGTGGCTCTCAGGCTCTTGGTTTATTTTGATATTGTAAAGGTAAGTATTTTATTTGAAATCACGCGCGAGAAATCAAACAAAATACTCACCGTTAACTTTATTTCATAATTCACAGCTTCGCTGATACATATTTTTCAGACGGTCTAATTTCGTACTACTTTTGTACTACTTTTTTAAGCGAGATTAAGCGGGATTTTAAGCGAGATTAAGCGACATTACTTACCTCCTTTCGGTGATTTAGGTAGTGGCATCCAATGGGAGACACCGCCTATTAGACGGCTACCTATATACCATCCACAATTACTCGCTAATGCATAATCGACCAAACCAATGCTGTCCACAATAAGATAATACTTGCCTTGTGTAGGCTTTATGTTTACATCTTTTACGCTGATCCAATGCGGATGTTCGTCCGCCCATCTTGCACCTAGCCGAAAGAAGAACTCCTCATAGTGAGTGTCTGTTTCTTCTTTGGCTGCCGCCTTGATTTCTCCTGCTCTTGTCATTGTTAGATTTCCTCCTTCTTCGGTAATTGCGGCAAATGATGCCAATGAGTTATGTCTCCTAAAAATTTTCTGCCAACCATAAAACTTTCCCACAACGGTCTCTCGCCTATAAAGGAGGTGATTTCAATGTGTCCGCAGCTGGTATATACGAGCACTTTGATGCCCTTTGGCGGCAGTCCGTCTTTTATGCTGTGCCACCCATTATCTATTTTTTCGTAAGCCCTCTCGGCATACTCCACGCCGTCGAGGAATCTGTCGTCGAGCCGACCGCCGAGCTTGTAGGCTTCGGGGACGGTCGGGTCGGCGAGCATTGCTTTAATTTCGAGTTCTTTCATTCCTCTTCTTCTTGATTACTGTCAAGTCCGTATCCAATCTCCCTGAATCTTGGATTGTTGTGGATGTTGCCGACTACTTTATACGGCCATGAGTTTAACTCAACGCTAAGTATATCTATGCATTTGATTGATTGGTCGGATGGGTCAACAAGACGGTACGCTGCGTCTTTATCATCCCAATAAACCATCATTCTTGAATCAGGATAGTCCTTGGAAAACAGCACATCACCCTCATATATTTCTTTGCCGTCGATGTCGTAAAGTCCGGTAAACTGACCGATGCTGTAGGCAGAGACAACATGTTGCCTAGTTCTAATTACACTTCCCATGTTGTCAGTATATTCTTTAGTCTGATAGATGTAATGTGACACGCCGTCTGTCGAATAGCCTCCATACACCCAGCCAAATGTTACTTTGCCTTTTTCCATGCTGAGGACGGTTAATCCTCTGAATTTAATCTCTCTCATTCTTGGTACTGATTAAATGGTGATTTATTCTACTTCTTCTGTTTAAACGCTATATTCTTTGGCCGCATGTCATTAGCCAACGCTGCGTAAGTATTATTGACAAGCTCGATGTATTCGGTCGTGAAATGGTTCGCGGCGTAGACGACTGCGGCTGTGTAGATGGTTTGCGCCACCTCCGGCTCCTGCTCCATCACTTTGAGGATGATGTTACCAATCATCACGGGGTCGCCTTTGAACATCACTCTCACCTCGTCTGAGTTCTTGTCGACTGTAACCGCCATGTATGTGCGGTTGCCTTTCCCTGAGTTTCCCCACTCCTTGACCTTTTCAAGGAGTGAGTCAATTGTTTTTGTTTCTTCCATATCTTAGAGTTTTTCAAGTTCTTTCTCGATTGCGAGCTTTCTTCGCTCGAGGAGCTTTTTTATTTCGGGAATAACAGGGCTATCGTCGTTCCATAAGACCATCGCGTTCGGTAAGCCATCACTTATAGCTGTGATAATTAATTGCGCTTCAATCTTATCATATTTTTTTAAAAGCTCTAATGTGCGCTCAATCCAGTCGAGCTCCATTATCAATCCGCTCATATCTTTGTTTATATCCATTTTCTTTGCGTTTGATTCAATTTAGCGATGGGAGCTGTCACCTCCCATCACAGTTACTCTTGTTTTGCTTTCAGCACCAACGAGGCGGGCGTCACGGTGTAGAATCCGTCAAACGTCTGCTCCTCGCGGTCAATCTCGATGTCGTGGAGCATTCCGTCCTCTCCGAGTACGAATACCTCCTCTTCCTCCTCATTCAACAGTGCGTCGATTAATTCCTGCTTGTTCATATCATTTGGCTTTTAGTATTGTTCCCCTCGTGCGTCTTATCTCGGCAAAGTCCATCGTCTGCAACTCTCTCAATCCTCCCTCAGTGACCGTGCCGTTCGGATGCTGCATCGTCAGCAGATACATCTCGTGATACTTCTCCGTCGCATCGTCGTACTTGTATATCAGGTAGACCGTTGCCGGGCCGACATGCCCGATGGTCTCCATGAACCGCGGCTTGCTTCTGAACCGTTGAAGGCAGAACTCATTCAGGTTCTTCTCGCCCTCTATCCACATGAAGGTGTACATAGCCTAACGATTGTCGCCTGATCCGTGGATGGTTCCTTTCTGTTGCCGCTCGGTCAGCTTGCGGATGTTATTCCACGCCACCGTCTCAAGCGGCACCTCGAGGACGTCGGCAAGCGTGGAGAGATACCACAGCGTATCGCCGAGTTCGAGGATGATTTGGCTGAGCCGCTCATCGGTCAGCACTCCGTTGTCGTCGCGCATGATGCGCTTTACTTTGCCGGCAACCTCTCCAGCCTCCTCGCACAGTCCGAGGGCGAGGTAGTGCAGCAGGGTGTTATCGTCGCCCTCGACGACGAAAAACTTGCGGGCTTTCTTCTGATAGTCGTTCATTTTGCTTTGGCTTTTAGTTTTGCATTCTTTCTCTCCCAATAAACACCTGCCTTAAACGCTTTCTCAACCGCTGTCTGCAAGTCAACGTAACTGCATCCGCGCATATCGATGAGGCAGGCACACTCAATGGCGTAGGTGTCGTCAAGCTCGAACACGTTGGCGCCGTTGACAATCTCTTCAAGGATGGGGTCCGGATTGGGTGTGTCAATCTTAGTTTTCATCAGTCGTATTCAATAAAGTCAGATACCAATATTCTTACCTGCGTTTCCAAGACGTCGATGCGTTGCGACTGTTTGAATGCCACATAGCCGATAACGCCGCAGGTGAGCAGCAACACCGCGATGAGGAATGTGTGGATGCCGAGCTTCATTTGAACGTCCAATATGTCGTCCTCGTCAACCATCTGCCGCTTGGCTCCGACGGTTATTATCAGCTCCTCGTCTTGTCTCTCTCTTTCCATGTCGTATTTATTGTTTGATTTATATTCCGAGTCTTTTCAACCTGCTTTGCACGGCATTCTCGCTCCTGTTGAGCAAGGCGCTCAGTTGTCTGCGCGGCATATCGCGGTTTTCCCTCAACACCTTGTCTTCCACTTCGCTCCAAAAATGTCTGCTTTTCGCACAACCTTTAAGCTCATGATTCCTGATGAAGTAGCCGATACATGCAGCGGTGCGTCCAAGCACCTCAGCCAATTCATTGTAACTTAGTGTCCGGTAGTTGTTGTAGATGTAGTCAATCTCTTCGACAGTGAAGCGTTTCACCTTGCAAAGTCCGTATCGCTGTGCGGCAAGAGTCACAGACATTGTGCTTCTGTTGAGGTGCTGCGCGACTTCTGCGGGGGACTTTGTAACGAGATAATTCTCGCGCATATAGTCGACCTCTTCCCGAGTCCATTTACGCCTGTTCATCGTATTCATTCTTTAGCTTGTTGACATATCCAATTGTGCGATGATTGATGTAGCTCTGCCAGCATCCGAGCGAGCCCGCCCATCGGAAGCCGTGGTTCTTCAGCTCGCCGCGCGTCTCCTCGTCGGGCTTGCCCGAGAAGTACAGCCGCAGACGGTTGTCGCTGTAACACTCTTCAACGAGGATGTCGCCAATCTCGTACTCCCGATTCTCGTGACCGGCAAGAGCCTTGGCTTTCTCGAGCCGACTCTTAGCCACCGACAGGACGGCGTTGTTGTTCGAGAGCATGTAAGGCGGAAACGGTGTATTCTTCAACACCATTGCCGTTGCAGCCGCACGGCTGATTCCAAGACTTACCAACACCGCCACCTTCTCGTCGTCGCTCTTGCGCGAGCGTATCGCCTTGTTGGCCGCCTTCATCATCTCCTGACGCTCGGTCAGCCTTGCCACCTTTTCCTCGAGCCGTTCAACGGCATCGTCGTCGCCGAGGTAGATGTTGTTGTTCGATTCCGCGGCTTCGGCTTTCGCCTGATAGTATGCCGCCTTCTCGCTCTGCTCGCGCTCTGTGCGCATGGCGCTGTTGGCTTTCTCGACGGCTCGCCGGTGAGCAGCCTCGCTGTGATGCCCGACAAGTATCGGTTGTCCGGGTTCGATGCCCGATGTTGCGGCTTGGCTTGCCTCAAACGCCGAGGTGGCTTTTTCAGCCGCTCTTTCGGCAAGCTCGCGGTATCTTTCCGCTCTTGCCGTCTGTCGTTCTCTTCTATCCATAAGTTAAAACCATTGTAAGACTACAAAATCGTTGCGTTGGTCGCTGTCGGTTATCCACTGCGAGAAGATGACAATCAGCTCTTCGAGGCTCTCTTCAAAGCCCCACGTCTCGCGCACTGTCTCGTAGTATTCCCGGTTGTCGACTATCTTGTCAATAAGCTCGGAGAGCTCTTTTCGTGGCACCTCCAGCCGCTCCGAGGTGAACACGTCATCGCCGTCCCATTGCAGGCTCGGACAATTCTCGTACAGGAAGCGGTTGATGCGGTCTGTTTTCCACTTGAAATACGCGTTGCTGCCGTACTTAACCTCGTAGACCTTGGCGACATGAATTGTATATCCCATATTCTTATCGTTTTGATTGTTTCTCTGATTAGTTGCCGAGTGCGGCGATGTAGCCGTTGACCTTTTCCGTGAGTTCGTTTATCTCTGCCTTGTAGATTGCCGCCTTCTCCTCGTTGGAGTAGAGCACGCCGAAGCAGTGGCAGTAGTTGTAGGTGGCAATCCAAAGGGTGCGGAGTGTTTCGCGAATCTCGCCGCCAATCTCGTTGGTCACTTCCACGAAGTGATTCTTGGTGCCCTTGGCTGAGGCATAGGCGCCTCTTGTGTAGGCGTAATCGTCCATGTAGTAGTAGAAGTCCTGATTGTCGAGGATGGAGATAGCTTTGCGGATGAGGTCAACTTTTGTTGTCATAGCTGTAAGTATTAAAAGGGGTTCTTGTTTTTTATTATACTGTAAGATAAGCAGTTAGAGCGAATTACAGAAATATTTGCTTCTCCTTTTGACCACCTTAACTTTTGCTTGCAAGTTCTTCGGCCAGGTACTTGTCAGCCATTGAAACGGCTCGGTTGGTGAGCACGCGCATACACATTGCGATGCTCTCGTCGTCCTTGAGCCCGACCCCGAATACAGCCTCAACGGTTCGGCAGGAGAGCAGGATGCGACGCAGCCATTTGTTCTGACTGCGGTTGCATGAGCTGCCGAGCCGGTTGGCGATGATGCGGTCATTCCTGCTGTCGAACTTCTCGGCATAGTCGAGGACGTTGCGGATGATTGCAACGTGCGTCGCTATCTCGCGGCACTTCGATTCGGGCAACTGCTTGTTAGCCACATTGCCGACGGTGTACCACATCCGAGCCAAGTCAACCCTGATTCGCTCGAAGTAGTTCAGCGTATACTCGGCGTAGGCGGTGTATGCCGGGCCGTATGCAGACCGCAACTCACGGTCGTACTCCTCGACGTACTCCTGCATCTCGCGCGTGTACTTGCGGTACTCCTTCAACCGTCGCTCGGCACAGTGGTTGACAAACAATGTCGTCTGCTCGAGTCCAACGGCTATGAGCATCTGCGGTATGTAACTCATCTTCACCGACTCTTCCACGGTGAACGTTTCCAACGCTGCCATCGCATCGAATGGGCGAGGGCCGTTATCCGCTACCGGCTCGAGCAGCGCACCGAAGTTGGTGACGCCGCTCTTCGCCAGCAGGGACTTATCGATTATCGGTAAATCCATAATGAATTGCCAAAAAAGGCGGCACAACTACTCTTGAGTCGTGCCGCCGAATGAATTACTGTTGTGCGGATCGGGAACGAGTGTGTCGAACAGTCCGGGAACGCGAGGCCTCAACGCCTCGAACTCCTCGCGGAAAAACTCTTCCTTGGTTCGACCCATCTTCTTTCCCTTCCGAGTGTGTATGTCGTATGTGTACGGTGGAATTGGTATCGGATACCTCCTGACGTCCTCTATCCACCGCTCGACGTCCACGGCCCTTCGGTCGTAGACGAGGTTCTGTAGATGATCCGCGTCGCGGCTTTTGCGACACTCGCACAAGAGAAGCACCGCCTTGCTGACGAAGATTCGCCCCTTCGGCTCGTTCTTATTCTTGTTGACAAGCTCGCTTCCCTGCCACAACGCCTCTATCTCATGCGTTATCAGTCCGTAGCAGTCCTCAGCGCTGATGGTGAAGAGCCGCTTCCAAACGTAGTCCCGGTACCCGCTGCTCCAAAGCTCAAGGGCGAAGAAACCTGCAACCCATGCATCGGCGCGTCTTATCGCCTTCTGCATCGCGGAACTGGCCTCGAAAAAGTCATAACCGCCAATCGTTCGTATTACCATAACCTTCTGTTTTTAATTTGTTTACAACTGTAAGTTAGGCATTGACGACGGAATTTACAATCAGATTAAACGCCAAAATTAACACCATTTATCGTCGTCACACCCTCCTCGCAGCCGCTCAGAATTTGAACTTGCAGGAGATGTTATACTCGACAAGCTGTTTTGTCTTGTCCTTGCCGTTGTGGGTCTCGCCCTTGAGATTGATGCTGTCACCGAAATGCTTCTTGATGAGGAGTATCGACCGACGCTCTTCCTCCTGATTGCGGATGGCGGACAGTCCGCCGGCATTGACGAACGTCGCCTTCTGCGCGAAGTTGTACCTCAGGTCGGTCAGCACCCTGCGCTCCTTGTACTTCATGTAGCAGCTTATCCAAAAGTCCTCTTTCAGCTTCAGCTCCTCGTTCCACCATACATTCTTGTTGTAGCGGACACCGTAGGAGCATCCCGTTATCATCTTCGAGAGCGAGTAGTACTGGCTCTCTTCATACATCACCGGGGATATTCGGGAGGTGAAGCCGAACACATGGACGTCCAACATGCACGCCAACTCGTAGAGCGAGTTGATGATGCCGGTTATCCGTTCGGGGTCGCGGACAACGCCGCTCTCTCCCTTTTCGCAAAAGAGTGTCTTGACAACATGCACGTCGTCGTCGAGCATGAACAGCTCCCCGAAGTGTTTGGCCATCCAATTCCGCTTGGGGATGAGGCCGACCACATCGTCGGGGTGCGTCACTATCTCGCAGTCGGGATTATACGCGCGGTACAAGTCCGCCTGACTCTCGGCTACGCAGATAATCGGGTCGAGGACGAGTTTCTTGGCAAACACGCGGTCATGCCGCTTGTGCGACGGTATCACTATCGGCAGGCTCATTTCTTTTCGCCCTCCAACGCGATACGCACGTCCTTGACGTCGATAACGTTACTCTTGCCGACCTTGCCGGTCTTGTACGACCGCATATGCTGCATGTTCAGCCGCTCGCGGAGCCAATTGCTGTCAACCTCGTTGCTCGACTGTATGACGAAGAGCTCGTGCTTCTCGTCAAACTTCGGAATCAGCGGATAGACGGCAACATCGTCGGTAATGGCGTCGAAGCGCTCCTTGAACTCGTCCTTCGGCTTTTCGATTTCGAACTCATAGCCCCATCCCGCCAACTCGTCTTTGTCCCACTCGTTGTCGATGACGTCCATGTCGTTCTCGCCGAAGTTGAGGTTGTCCTTGGCCGCGTACTTGCGCAGGTCTTTGGGGTCGGTCCCCTCAGGCAGCACCTTGCACGGAAGCTCCTGATAGCCGAGCTCCCGACAGGCACGCAGTCGCAGATTGCCGCAGACCACCACATAACGGTCGCCGAACGGTACAACTATCAGCTCTCTCAATTCAAGCATTTCTGGAGCATCGATGATGCTCTTCTTCATCGCCTCAAAGCGATAATCCCGAAAGAACCGGGGATTCTTCGGGAGTCCTTGGAGTTGCCCCTTGTTGTAATCCAACAGGGCAACGGATAAGATTGTAATTTCTGTCATTGCTGTTACTTCATCACTGAACTTCATCACTAAGTCATTGACCAAACTACAAGGTCTTACGTCTGTCGTCTTCAAACTTATCCTTGATAAGCTGCTCTATGTTTCTGCACCCAATGCGCTGAAGATAGGTTATCGTGGCTATAATAACGCCAGCCGCCTCTTCCTCCCGCTCGCTCCATTCAGGTATGTCGGCACTCTTGTACTTGGAGGCATCGACGAGCGACCTCCAATTGCGTGATATGTCGTACAGTGATACGGTCGGAGAGGACAATGGGGTAATCCTGCCGCTGACAATAGCTATATTCTCGCACTTCTTTGCAATCTTGTTGAGCGTAATTGCCATTGGTTAAGATTCTTGGTTTGTAATGACTGTTTAAACTCGCGATTGTATGTCATAATCAGGGAGGAGGTCTTTCGTTGTCCATAGGACGATGATTAGAGGTTGGACTTGTCGTCACCGTATTGCGCGATGACGGCGATAATACTCACGATTAGTATCAGGACGCCGATTGCCACCGGTCCCCACAGCGGGAATGTCACCCACCACCAAGACAGTGATTCGGCTACCGTCAACTTGAAAAAAAGCAAGACTATTGACAGGGCGAATGCGATGCAGACGCCGTCGGTCAAAGAATTGGGCTTCTTCATAATCTTTCAGGAATTAGCAGGGCGGCTCGGAGCTGAGGTTCCTTGCCGCCCTTGGTTATTGGTTGTTTATCTGTGTATGTGTCATTCGTTTAATACAACTCTGTACCCTGCCGCTACAATCTTCGGCAGGATGTGGTCAAGCTCCGAGGATGAGAAGGCGAAGGCGTCTACATCGTTGCCTCGCTCCTTAACCGTCCCGACCGTCATGCCGAGGACGATGCCGAGTGTGGCCGCATCCTGACGGAATGTTTTGTACGCATCGCCCACTCGGACAAGAGGTATCGTATCGGGCATTTTCTTCTTCATCTCATCGTACTTCTCCAGCTTCGAAGCATTCAGCACTTTTAAATCACCCGAATTGCCCTCTATTTTGCGCTCTGTTGGCTTCTTGGTACCGTCCGCGTTAAAACCCTTGGCTTCGAGTTTTGCGACGATTCTAGCCGCATTTTTGGTATTCTTCTGTTCAGCCTTGTCGATGCTTGCCGCGTATTCGGTCGGACACCACTTTTTTCCGAGCTTCTCCATGTAGTCCCGAAGCTGCCATTTAGCCTCAACTCCGCCCGACTTGATTTGCGAGCGCACCCATTCGCGTACGATGCGCGGCTTCTCTTCGGGATGGTCGACGAGGTACTGACCGAGCTTGCGGTCATTGACGTACTGTCTGACATTCGCCTGACGTTGCAGGTCGTAGCTGTGACTGAGCATGAGCAGAAGCACAACCTCCATCTCCATCTCGTCGATGGGCGAGTTGTCGAACACCGATTTCTCGGCTATGGCGTCAAAGGCGGCCACTCTGACGGCGCTGTCACAGTTTCTCTTCACCGTCTCGAGCTCTTCGACAAGTCGGGTCACTTCAATCGGCACGCCGTCCTCGTTGCAGTTGATGCTGTTGGAGCCCTTGCGGACGTTGTAGTAGGTTACATCGAAGCGTGGATAGCTGAAGTCGAACAGCGTGATGACCGGATAAACCTCGCCCGATTTAATCTTGGCTTGAAGCCGCTCGTCATCGATGCCGTAATAGCTGACCCCGTTGAATATGCCTACGTCGCTGATGTGCTCGTAACCTCTCGCGTCGCATATCGCCTCGAGGTTTTCTATCATCTTCTTCGCGTCGGGGTCGCGCTCCTGATAGCGGTTGATGCAGATGACGCATTTCCCCTTGGCGTACGGCTCTCCTTTGCGGACTATCGCGGCGTCATGCTTCTTGAGCATGTCCTTGATGTACTGAAAGACTTTCTCCCGATATTTCTCGCGGTTGGTGCACTTGGCGGATGAGGTTTTCTTCATCTCCCAAAACAGACAGCCGTGGTTGTCGGTGTTGTGGATGCACTCCGAGCACTTCACTCCGCATCCGCCCGAATAGTCGGGGACGGCATCCGTCTTGCTCTTCACCCACGGAGCGTTGTCGAGTTGGAGGAAGATGTTTTGCAGATACGTCTCGACGCTCGATCGGGAGAAGCCCGAATAGCTCTGCGAATGCGTGTTGAAGAAGTGACGCTGCTTGTCCTCGTCAATCTTGCACAGAAGCATCGCGCTCGTGATGGGCATCCGGTCCTCCTTGACCTCGAGAAGAAGTTCGGGGATGAGGCTGTTCAGCTTGATGCGGTCGGTTACGAATCGAACCGACTTGCCGAAGCGAAGGGCGATGTCCTCAACCTTCTTGCCTTTCCTGACGAGCTGATTGAAGGCAAACGCCTCCTCAATCGGGTCGACGTCCTTGCGTTGCAGGTTCTCGGTTATCATCGCGTCAAAGGCGTCGTCGTCGTTCATCTCACGGACGTTGCACTCTATGAAGCCGAACTTCACCGGGTCTTTCGCCTCGAGGAGCTTAACGGCTCGGTATCGACGCTCACCGCAGACAACCTCGTACTTGTCGGCTTCCGCGGTCGGTCGCACCAAGACGGGCTGTAACAGTCCCTGCTTTTCGATGCTCTCTGACAGTTCCGAGAGGGCTTCCTCGTCGAATGTCTTTCGGGGGTTCATCGGTGAGGGCTTCACCGATGAGAGGGGGATTCTTTCTATTGCCATTGTCAATTTAATTTATTGGGTTGACTTATAGTTTGTTATACAGTAAAGATAGTCGTTGGCGGCGAGAATGTGAAACGGAAACTTCACCATTTGCGTCACCATTTTAGCGGTAGGACTCGTTCTTGAAAACGACGGAGGTCATCATTTCCCGCAGACGGTCGTAGACGCGCTCGCCGTACTTGCCCCTCAGGGCGTCGGTTTCAAGGTTGGTGGTGACGATTGTGAACCGTCTCTGAGCGTACCGCTCGCAAAGCAGATCCACAACAGGCGTATGCGGCTGGCCGTAGACCAACACCTCTTTCGCCTCCTCTCCGAGGTCGTCGAGTATCAGCATCTCGCATCGGCATAAGTCGTCGTACTCGTTGATGTTGCGCACGAAGCTGTCGCAGACTTTCTTGGCCGACACGAAGCGGAACTTCTTGCGGTTCGAGTAGCCCAACTCCTTTTCGGTGACGTAGCCTATCAGCCAGCTCACCGCCTGTGCGAGCGACGTCTTGCCGTTGCCGCACAGTCCGCACAGCAGCAGACCGGGAGTGCCGTTCGGGTCTATCAGCCATCGGGCCGTCTGCTGTATGTGCTCCCGCGTGTCGTCGTCAAGGATGTAGGTGTTGCCGCGATTCTCGACAACGGCTTTCATGGATGAGTAGATTCCGTTGCAGGCGTCGCGTTCGGGAATCTCGAGGCTAAAGCGTTCCATTGAAATCTTTGCGGCTCTTAGCTGTCGGCTCAGTTCCTCTGCGTTCTGAAAATTTATTGTCTGATTGGATAGTTGCATGGCTGTATTGTTTTTGGCGGCCCTCGTCGTCGAGAATCCAAAGATTGGCTCGGCTTTCCCATCGCTCGATGCGCCGGTTGTTTGACGCCATCCATCCGACCGAAGAGAAGTGGTCGAAGAAGCGTTGGGCCGAGCCCTGCCAATCGGCAAGTCTGCCGGCCGACTGCCGCTCGAAATAAGCGGTCACTTCTTCAATCGTCGGGGGCGGTGAAGGCGGTGTTTTTTGTGCTTTCGGTTTGCGTGTTTTTTTCTCGTCCTCGGCGAACAAACTCGGTTCTTTCGTTCGCGCGTTTTTTTGCGTACTCCTACTACTCTTACTATATAATTTATTATCTATACTATATATAGTAGGTGTACACATTTTTTCATCACCGTTGTTGTGTACTTTGTTGTGCACGTCATACACATCTAACTGCACATCTACACCGTTGTTGTGTACTTTGTTGTGCACGTCATACACATCTACGGATTCTTCTTCGTTGTTGTGTACTTTGTTGTGTAGTTTGTTGTGCGCGTCATACACATCTACATCGTTGTTGTGTACTTTGTTGTGCACTTTGTTGTGTACTTTGTTGTGTATGTCATGCACATCTACGGTTTCGTTGGTGATGATTTGCCGGGCTGCATCGGTGCTTGATTTCTCTTCGGCACCGACTATTTTGTAGCTTGAAGGAGCCCGCCCTCTACCTTTGAAATACTCTATCAATCCGACTGCAACAAGCGCATTTCTCGCGTCAATAACAGTCCTTCGATTAACACGAAGAACCGTCTCTATGACGGTGGTTTTCATCTTAAACGGATTGACGCCGTTCTTGTCGTGCCATGTGTGAAGCAGGTAGAAATACAACAGCGCGTCGAAGGATGACAGTTCAGCTGTCCCACAAACATTCCAAAATCTTGTCAATAATTCAACGTAGGTCATCGGTAAAGGGGGTATTTAGAGAGTGCTTGTCTGATGTGATGGGCGGCGTCTGCACGAAGATAGACGCATACCGCGGTGATAAATTCAAGCAGACCGTGGCACACTACATAGGTGCTGCCGTGCGATTCAACCAGCTCCTGCCACTGTTTCTGCTCCTTGCTCTGCGTGCCCGCTGACGAGCGCTCTCTCTTCGGCACCTTCATCTCGATGCACAGTGCGCTCCTGCCTTGCGACGGATACAACAGTATCAGGTCGGCTACGCCTTTTACCTGACCCTCGTAGACCATTATCGCTCCAGACCTGCCGCCACGCCATCCGCCGTTGGGCACAGAGAATAGCAGACTCGCCACGGCAGGAAAGGTCATCCGAAACCACATCACGCACGTGTGCTGTATCTTCGATTCCGTATAGCCCTTCTCGATTTCCTTTAATTCTTCAGCTGTCATTTACTTTAATCATAACGTTTACAACTTGTCTTTACCATACCGGGGGCGTCTCTTACAGTCGCTCCTTAAACAGATTCATGGTGATGTTTACTATGTCCTCTTCTATCTGTGTAGTCGTGCCCGTCACCTCGTCGGCTATCCCCTTCTTCGACTGTATCACGTTGTACATGTAATTGTCGATTGTCTTGTCACCGAGGAAGTAGTAACAGTTCACGTTGTTCTTCTGACCGTTGCGGTGGGCTCTGTCTTCGGCTTGCTCGCAGTCGGAGTACGTCCAAGGGAACTCGATGAAGCCCACGCGCGATGCGGCCGTCAGCGTCAAGCCGGTACCGCCCGAGCGGTAGTTGAGGATGATGAGCTTGCAGTCGGGGTCGTTCTGAAAGCGGTCAACCGAGCTTTGCTTCTGCTGCGCGTTGTCGCTTCCGGTAACTGTTACCGCATCGGGAAACTCCAGCTTCAAAGCGTCCACAACCTCTTTCAGGAAGGCGAACAGTATCAGCTTTTCGCCTCCGTCTATCACGTCGTGTACGAACTCGCTTACGGCTTTGATTTTGCCCCTCGCGGATATTGCCTTGAGGATACCCATCTTCACCATTATCTCGCCGCGCATCGTACGAGCAATCTTTTCGTCGTCCGCATTCTTGTACGTCCTGAGATACGACAAGACGTCGCGCTCGGCGGCTTCGTACTCTTTTCTGTTGGTGATGTCGCAGGTGATGTACTGCCTCGTCTTGTCGGGCAACTGAGTGAGCACCTTCTGTTTCTCACGCCTGAAAAAGCAGTTGCGCCAAAGGCGGTAGTTAAGCTCTCTCAAGTTGCTCGACTGTTTCGGGCCGTCACAATAGCGGTCCATGAACCGCAGATAACCGCCGAAGTCGTCGAGCCGTCCGAGTATCTTCAACTGCTGTATCAGGTCGACGTTGTTGTTGACAACAGGCGTGCCGGTCAGTTCGAGCACCCACCGCTTTCCCTTACAGATGCCCTCAACGAATTTCGACTGCTGCGTCTTGCTCGACTTGCATTTGTGGCTCTCGTCGATGATGACCGACTTGAAGAGTTTGATTCGCTCGTCGAATTTGATGGAGCGCATCGTCAGGCGCCCCGTCTTAACGTCCTCGACGAAGTACTTCTTAAGGCTCTCGTAGTTGGTGATGAACACCGGGGCCAGCGGCTCGTCGTCGGGTTTCTTCAGCTCGTAGAAGCGCTGCCACGTATCCTTGTTGCGGTCGTCGAGTATCATCGCATCAACGCCCGCAAACTTCTTGAACTCGCGCTGCCAATTAATCTTCAACGATGCGGGACACACAACCAACACCGGATAGGTGTCGCCGTATCTGTCGGCTTCCTTGTGCGCCTTGACGACCGTACAGATGGCTTGGAGCGTCTTGCCCAAGCCCGGTTGGTCGCCGAAGATGCATCGCTTGGTGTCGAGCGCGTAACGCACCCCCTCGAGCTGATACGGATAAGGGTTGAGCAACATGTAGTGCTCACCCTCGAAAGGCTCCATGGGCGGTATCTCGAACACGTCGTCATGCTCCTCCTTGGTGGTTGAGATTGATGAGGCGTACCGTTGTTTTACCGCCCATTCGGCAAAGGTTCTCACGTACCATTCGGCATTGCGTCCGTCAGGGTACTGTGCGCTCTCTTTCGTCACCACCCAAACGCGGTCTTGCGGGTCCCATCGAGGAGGCTCGGGGACTCTCTTGATGACCTCGACCAGCTTCGGATGGTACTCGAATGCCACGCGGAAAAAGCCGGGCGTCTCGGTGATGTAGATTGGTTTCATCAGACGGCGGATTCAATTTCGGTTACACACACCTCAACCGTCGGCTTCGGTGCGGCAAACGGATCCTCGTCGGCAGGGAAATCTATCTCCTGCTGTACGACGCCCCATTTGCGCTGTGATACGTACAACTCAACCTCGTAGAAGAACTCTTCAACGGCTTCGGTAAAGTCGTTGAGAGCCCACCAATCGTTGTCTATTGTCGGCACGGCGTAGGTGTTGATGTTGAGTACCTTCTGCGTTTGCAGGTAGCGTTTGCCGATAAGCATCACGCTCGGTGTGTTCTCCTCGCCGCATCGGTTGGCGCCGGCTACCTCGAGCGAGGACAAGAGGTCTCGGTTGCCCATGCTGTCGATGTTCTCCCAATCAATGCTGTCGGCTTCCTTCTGTTCGGTCAGCTCGGCGAAGTACGGCACGAGTCTTTTCAACGCCTCGATGAGGTCTTTGTGCGCGATGTTCTTGCCTTTGATGCTGACCTCGCCGACCTCCATCTCGTAAAACGTCACGTCCACGCAACCGCACTTCGTCAGTTTCGCTTTCTTGATTTCCATAATTTACAATTGTTATCTGTGTCTGAACTCATTCACAAAATCGCGATAATTGCGGTCCTCGGGGAGCGGAAGCATGATGCCGAACTCCACAGCCGCATCCACCTTCACCTTCTCCAAGAAGTTGGTGAATTGCAGAGTGTTCATCGTCGAGGTGTTGCCCACGACGTCAACCCACCGTCCGTTCATGACTATCTGTCGGGTCAGGAACTTTCTCTTGTAGTAGTCGTGGAAGTCCTCTTTGGGTTGTCCGGTCTCCTGCTCCATGCAGGTGTACCACATCCACATCAGCGCATTCTGCGGTATCGTACGCGGTTCGGTCTTGCGCACAATCTTCACGGTGTATTCTCCGTTTCGGAGCAGCGAGCACATATAGTCAAACGACTTGTCCATGCTCACCGCTCCGTCGCGTTTCGTCAGGCTGGCCTCCATCATCGACCGTACTGTTGCGGGCCGCCCTGCGGGGGGAATCCCTGATTCGGATACTGTTGAGGTCTGCCGAATGCCTGCGGTTGAGGTTGAGAATATGCCGGTTGCTGAGGCGGATAGGCCTGCGGCTGTTGCTGTGGCGGATAAGCCGCAGGCTGCTGAGGCGCGTACGGCTGAGGTTGCGGCTGTTGCATGGCAGGTGTGATGCCGAGCCCTCGCAGGGAGGTGAAGTAACGACCGTTGTATTCGCGACCGTTGACAGCCGCCTCGATGCTCACTCGCTGACCGGGCATGAACTGGTCGAGCAATGCCATGCGCTCGTTGGCGAACTCGATGGCTACTACGTTTGCGTGAAGAACATTCTCGCGGTCGGTCCATGAATCGTCGATGACTACCTCACGCTTGCTGAATGTGTTGCTCACGCTGACTACCGGGGTGATGTTGAGGATTACGCCCTCTGCTGTTAACTTTATCATTCTTCCTTGAGTTTAATGGTGAAACCACCTTTCTTATACGATGTCTTGAGATACTTTTGATACACTTCGGGCATATCGGCTTGGAGAGCCTTGCTGTCGAATGTGGTTGTCTGACTGTCTTTGGCGATGGTGGCTTTGAAAAAGCCGCAGTCGAAGCTCTTCACCTCGTGCACCTCCATTGCCTTGCGTATCGCCTCCTTCGCCTCCTTCATGCTTTTCTCCAACTCGTTGTACTGCTTCAACAGGCCGGTGACATATTTAACGACGTCCATGGAGACGACACTCTCGGTTTTCACCTGACTTACCTTTACATAGATTGGCATCAGGCTCCCTGCATCGGGATGAGAGTAGTGCGCCTTGCCGTTTTCGTCGAACCAATAGGTCGTCAGAAGCAGGTTCCACACCTGATCCGACGGCTTTCTGTCGATGACCCAAAAGTTTGCCTCGTCCTCACGCAGATGGTTGCATGCCAAGCCCTCGACTTTAAGCCCGGGGTTCTCGGCTTCGAACAGCTCGGCGTAGATGGAGAGCTGCCACGACAGGTACTCTTTCAGAGCGTCGACGCCCGAATCAAACCAGCCGTCGTGAAAGTAACCGCAGGTCGGATAGTACGAGAGGTTGTTGGACTTTGTATCAACGAGCCAAATACCTTTCGTCTTGTCGTTCTGCCAAACGTTGTCAATCTGACTCGCCCACTTGTTGTTGTCGCTGACGGTAAGCTCGTTGGCCAGCGGCGTGAAGCCCTGACGGTGACGGATGTAGTTGGCCAGCTCGCGGCTCACATCCCATGTCAGGTCCTCAAATTTCTCCGTGCCTTTCGAACGGCTCCCGAATCGGGTGTTGACAACCTGAGTGTCCTGCGCGATGCCGAGCTTGTCATACGTCTCGATGGCGTGATGAATGGCTGTACCGCGGCTCCCTGCTTTCGGGATGATGTATTCTCGCGTGTAGTCGCTCGCATCGGGATAGACACCCAATCCAAGGATGGAGTGTATCAGACCCGTAATGCCGAGCAGTCTCTTGTCCTCGAGCCGGTAGGTATGCGCTTCCTCGTCAAACACTACCGGCGACTTCTTTAATTCAATCATTACTTATTGGGGGATTGTTGAGTTTGTGACTGTTGTTCCTTGGCTCTGAGCTCGCCCATCTTCTCGCTGATGGCCTTGTAGAATGCTGTGCCGTTCTGACACAATGCCGGGGCTTCGTTGGCCCACTTGTTCCAACACTGCGCCGCCTGTGCGGTGCTTGTCAGGGACGCCACCTCTGCAAGCGCCTGAGCAAGTCTTGCATCGTTTTGCGGCTGTTGAGGAGCGGCGTGCGCACCTGCGATGTTGCCGCTCTTCTTGTCGGTGTCGGTGGCCGAGTTGCCGTCGTCGTCGGTGTCGGCTGCGATGCCGAGGATGGCGCAGATGGCATAGCGTTTGGTGTAGGTGATTGCCGAGCCTCTATCCTGCTGACTCTTGTATGTGCCGATTGCACACACACTCTTGAACCACTGACCGGATTTGTGTGAGAGCAGCGTCACGAGTTCGTCGCCGACGATGAGCTGTGCAACGCTCATTCCGTTCTTAGCGAGGATTGGCTGAGCCGCCTTCAGCACGCCCGAGAGGTCAACGTAGCGAGATTTGAAGTACGGATTTGTCTTGTTCAGGGACGGTTGTTCCACCTCGCCTTGGAAGGCGGAAAGAGCGGCAGTGATTTGGTCAATGCTTTCGCTCATGAATGTCGTTTTCTCTTCCATTTTTAAATAGATTTATTGGTTTGACTATGTTATATCAGTGTTTCTGATATACAGTTAAATTAGTCATTATTAGCGATTTGCAGAAAGAAATCAGCCACCATTTTTACGCCTTAACTCTTACTGACTTTTTCCATCTCAGCCTGATGCAATGCAAGTTTTTTTTGCTTTTGGACCAAATCAAATAACTTTTGACGCAATCTGCTTATTCTTTCAGGATGGTTGGCATATGCGTCAGACAACTCTTCTGTTACTGTCTTGATCTTCCTCCCTACAACAGACTCTACACAGCCCATCATTCGCTCAAGCTCTTTCATGGGCAAGGATTTTATTAGCCGCCTCATGAGCAGCCTCGATAAAGGCGACCAAGTCTTCGCTGTGAATAAATATCTTTTGTCTTTTCTTGTTGCCGGGACTGCGGTCCGTCGGCACCTCCGTAATGGAGAGATATTCGCTACCGTTTCTGTCGGAGCAAATATCAAAGTAGTACAGCCGCGTTCCCGCGCTGACTCTCTTGCTGAATGTTGTATTCGCCATTGGATGATGATGTGATAGTGTTATGTGCGGGACGGTCGGAGTCGAACCGACGCAGACTGACTCATTCATACTGTTTCCCTTCATTAATGACGCCATTCACGGAGTCTGAGCCGTCTGCTGCCATACGCCCCAATTCGGAGCGGAGTGTAACGCCTCCGCTCCTGATTTTTCAACAAATACAAATTACTTCATTTGATGCATTACCTTCTCAGGCTTTTACATGGCATCAAACACACCTTACTCACCCTCACGGGCTAAATGCGCTAATGACATTACCTTCGTGGAACGGTCGGAGTCGAACCGACGCAGGCTGACCGGGTTTGCATTTTAAGAATCACGACTTGGTTGTTATTGGTTGTCGGTCGTCTGCCTCTCCCTGCGCTCCGTTGTGCCCGGATAACCCGCCGGGCGTCGGGGCTTAAAACAATCGTTAACAGCTGCGCCTTGCCTTCACAGGCAGTTCGTGGCGCATGATACATCCTTATCTGAAAAACAATAACTTAGTTGACCCTCACGGGCTATTTCTATGAAATCCGAAAAGTTATACCTCTTTGTCATCGCACAAGGCTTCGAAGTAATCCATCATCCATTTCGGGAGGATGGACGGTGCAAATCGCACCACAGCCCATGCATACACAAAACCGATTACGTTCAGGTACGGTCTTGTCGGGTCATTGTTGAATATCAACAATGCAGGTATTGCCAACATGCCGGCTACGACATGTGCAATGATTTTTTTCTTTGTACTCATCTTTCGCGTTCTTTAATGGGTTTGACTTTCTTTCTCATGTTCTTGCAGTGCCGCAACACCTGAGCGGCGTTGCAGTACCATTTGCCGTTCTGAGAATTGGACGGTTTCTCCGCTTGGATGGCTCCCGATGCGATGAGGTCTTCCAACTTCTTCACCCCACCGACAATCTTGGCTGCCTTATCCTTGCAGAAGTGCTCCTTTTCCATTATCAGAAGGATGTTCTCCAACATTATATCGGAGGGGTTCACGTAAGTTACAAGACTCTTTCCCATGGGCTATGACATTCTTGTAACATCAACTCGCTTGTCTTCTCTATTCACCTTAATCTCCCAATCGGCACCGTCGGCAATGTCGCTTACCAATGTCGTGAGTTTGGCGTTTCGGAGACTGTTATATTGCGTCAGGGGGAAATGTTCGACCGCCCCCTTTTTCATCGCTCGTAACGTATCGGCAACCGGTCTGTGCTCTGTCATAATTTTTGAATTTGTCATCTTAAAACATTTATAGTGGGAATGGTAGCAGGACTCGAACCTGCGCCTACGTCTTTCATGTTTTAGAGTCGCTCTACCTGCTGAGCTATACCATTCGCGTGTATGTGGTTTGGAGGTTGATTTATCGAGGTGTGATGTTCAACCTCGGTGCCGAATTGCTTCGGCGTAAGTGGTTTTTTAGTTACTCAGTCCATTTGACACGAGTGGACACGTCTCATCTCGCTCCCATTTGTCGGCATAGGCAAGGGAGTTATTCCTATCGTACCTCGTCCCGATGGATACCGGCTTTTGGCGGTCAAGTGCGTCTGACGGCTACTTCGCCCTCTCTGTTTTGACGAGGATACTCATCGCCGCATCAGGGACGCGGCGGTATTTGATGTCAAGATGTCAAAGAACTGATTGATACCAGACCCTCACGGGCTTCTTTGAGGAGGGTGAAGCAGGATTCGAACCTGCGCTGTCGGTTTTCCCGAACACCGCCATTGGGGGATTGGCGACGTCACCTCGGCCACTTGGTTGTATTCACCCTGAGCCGACGCTTCGGCTCGCTTATCTGATTTTTGGATTCAAGAGGTCAGCATATAACTCTCAGCAGAATGCCGAAAGCTTTTACCTGTTCTTTCAGGTCGTCCAACTTCTGTGAGGTCGAGTACCACATATCGCGGTAGTTGTCTCGTTCCTTGGCTGTGGCTTGCAGGAGCAGATTCTTCTCTTCGAGTTTCTTTTTCAGTTCCTGAACTTCATCCTGAAATTTGTAGACCTCGCATTTAAGCTCTTCGTCCTCGATGAAGGAGCAAACATTGTCGAAGCTCTCTGCATCATAGAATGTGACGTCAGCCGTAAGCGATTCCGGTGTGAATGAGAATGTGGCGCTCAAAGATGCGCCCAAAAGAAATGATGCAAATTTCTTGTAGTCTTCATAGCTTTTGAAGATGTAGCTGTTAGCGGTAAACTGTTCCATAGACTTGTGTTGATGTTGATAGAATTAATTTTTTGACCATCATTTTGCATATAACATCCATCTATTTTTGTAGATTTGTATTGTTTGATGATGATGATGTAAAAGTATCCGATTATACGGATATAAACAAACGTATAATCGGATATTTTCTGCTATTTAGTAAATATTAACATATGAATTAAACAAAGCAACACCAACATGAATTCTATGAATCTGAAAATCCGTGAGATTATTGAATACTATCAGCTGTCGGAAAGGCAATTCTCTATAAAGATTGGAGTAAACCCGACGGTGATAAACTCTATGTTCAAAAAAGGAAATGAACCATCGGCAAAGGTTATCCAGCTTATAGCAACTGCTTTCCCTGAAATTTCATTGGATTGGTTTGTCCGCGGTGAAGGAGATATGTTCAATGGTATGACTAAGGATATGGAGCGAATTAATAGTTTGCTTGATACAATATCCACTTTACAGGATACCATAAATATAAAATCGGATACTATCGCTGCGCTTACGGCACAGATTCGCAAGTATGAAGCAATGAAGAAATAAAATCAGAGTGCCGGTGATAAGATGACTACCACTTAATCCTTATATAATATGAAAGCTAAAAGAATCTTCTCAGCACTTTTCATGACGCTGATGTTACTCGTGGCATCAGCGTGCAGCGGTGATGATGAGGACGACGGCCTCTATGATTGGAAAATCACCAAGTCCTACTACAGACGAAATGAAGGGGATTACACCTGCTACAAACGCGAGAACGAATACCTCTACAAAAAGTCGGAAGAGTATGTCAAGCTGGAAAAAATACAGTTTGAATCTCGCTCGGATAAAAACTACACGTATAAGTATGCGTACTCAAAACTTTAAAACTATGAAAGCAAAAAAATTCTTCTCAGCTCTTTTCATTACGCTGATGCTTGTCGTAGCATCAGCGTGCAGCGGTGATGATGAGGACGACGGCCTCTACGATTGGTTCATCACCAAGTCCTATTACACTCGTCAAGGGGCGAATGCTACATGCTACAAACGCGAGAACGAGTACCTCTACGACAAATCGGAAGAGTACGTAAAAATCGAGAAAATCAAATTCGAATCCCACTCGAATGAGTACAACACGTATAAGTACGCGTACCACAAACTGTAACGAAAAGCCCCCGACATTTCCGTTTTCTTGTCGGGGGCTTTAAGAATAAAACTGTAAGAAGTTGAATTACAGATAATTAGCTATTGTCTACAACAAAAGTAGATATTTAGGCATAATTTCCCAACATAAATAGCTAATTATCTGAACTTCAATAGCATTGATTAGTAATGATATTGAAAAAAGCGTCAGTTTTGACACTTTTGAATTGTCGAAATCTTGTCGGAAATGCAAAAACATTTCCGTTTTCTTGTCGGAAAATTATGGCTACACTCACAGCAGTTATCGTGCCGGCAAAAGCCCTGAAGGGCGACCGTCACAAAATTAGAATTTCAGTTTCTCACAACGGAGAAACAAGATACATCGTTACATCAATTGTAATCGACTCGGCGAAGGAGTTCAGAAACGGTCAGGTCGTCAAACGTCCGGATGCCGCTATGTTGAATACAAAGATCCGCGCCGAGTTGCAGAAGTACCAACAGGCAGTCGACGAGATAAGTTACATCGAAGGACTCACATGTTCGGAGCTTGTATTCAATATCAAGAACGCAAAAACAGCGAAGCATCGAACAATGGAATCAATCTTTCAAGAGTTCATCGAAACAGGCAGGTGCACGAAGAGCTCAAAAGAGATATACACTTACCAATGGAATGTTATTTCAAAATACCTGCCGGGGACATTCTTTGTCGACAACTTAACGCTGGCAACGATTAACAGTATAGAGTTAAGTCTCAAAACGCGCAACGTCAGCAAAACAATGATGTATAACTACATGAATTTACTAAGGATGCTCGTATCCTTTGCAATAAAAAACGGCTACGTACAGTATCGGCTGAATCCATTTGTCGGCTACACCATGCCGAAAAAGGAGGTGCGCGATGCGTGGCTGACAGTGGATGATGTAAAAGCGATACGCGATGTTGTAACACGCTCGAGAACCGTTGCCACCTGCCGTGACATGTTCATGCTGTCTTACTATCTAGGAGGAATAAACTTCGTCGATTTGTTGAAGATAAACTTCAACGAGCAGGCAAAGACGCTGCATTATGAACGACAGAAAACACAAAGGATAGCGAAAGTAAACAAGTACGTGGAGTTCGATATACCCGATGAGGCTAAGCCTATTATTAATAAGTATAAGAACCACGACGGATATATTCAGCTTCCAAAAGCTCAAAGTACTCTACCGACATCATATATGAACAATCATATGAATAAGTTGCAGCAGGAAGCGGGCATCAAGAAGCATCTCATCTACTACTCGGCCCGCAAGTCTTTCAGTCAGCACGCCTTCACGCTCGGTGTGTCAACAGGCGTCATTGACTACATTCTCGGACACTCGCTCGGTAAATCAGGCTCCACGCTCTATCATTATATCAGCGTTACGCCTGAAATGGCTACAAAAGCCATACGTCAAGTGTTGGATAATTTAAAGTAATATTATAATTTTGGGCATTCAATAGTTCCTCGTCTTTCAGATGGGATAGAATTATTGGGTTTGACTTTGGCGAGGGGGTGGTTCCCCTCGCCTTTAAACTTTATACCCCTTATGATAGTATCACCTCTCCCTTCTCCCGACCCTTCAGACACCTTCGACGAGCAATACTGCGAGATGAAGTACCACCTCGACAAACTCCTCTCGCAAAGCCTCGTCAACTTCGACCTCAACATTCGAACCCTCTGCTCCCTCGAGCGGTCGGGCGTGCGCACCATGCGCGACCTCGTATCACACTCGCGCGAGGAGGTAATGGCCATGAGGCGACTCGGCGTGGTCAGCATCGCAGAGATTGATGCTCTGCTCGAGCGATACGGACTCCATTACGGCTTCGTGCTCGAATAAAAAAGGGGTATCTCACGACACCCCTTAGTAAAGCAGCTCACATCATCATTTTCACCGCTGCTTCATATACGATTACCAACAACATCTATTTAAGTTCAGCCACAAACAGAAAAAAGGCCTCGTCATCGCGACGCGGCCTTTTTTCCATTAAGAAATAATCAAAATAATACACTCGAAAACATCACAATTAAGAAAAACACAAGTCTAAAAATTCACTAACGAATAACTTATGCCGATGCCGATAAACGGCTGCGCCCCTTTCGGGGTGATTCCGCATCCGGCGCTTACACCTAAATTCCATCGGCTCGGTGATTTATATTTCGTGACAGTGACCACGTCGTGCCGCATCGCCAACTTCAGGCTGTCGAGCGATACGTCATAGCCGCTGACCCAAGCTGTATAAGCACTGTCCTGATACATCTTCTGCGTGACGGGTAATATCACGCTTACCGTATCTCGAACCGTGGCGCCGACCGTATCAACGGACACAGCCGGCAGCCGCACAGTTCGATAACACAACACAACACTGTCTTTGGGTATAGGCTGATAATACTTCACGGTGTCGACGTAAGTAACGGTGTCGCATACGGTCACCGTCTCTTTCGTCTGCATCCTCGTCCCGAGTCGGAACGTCCATATCAACAGCCCAACCTGCAAGGCTATCAACATTACCAAGAACAACAAGCTCTTGAATGACTCAACGCTGCTGCTTTTCATAAGTCGAAATATGTGAACCCTCCGTCCTCGAAAATGGCGTTGAGGCGTTTGAGCCAGCCGTTGCGCCACTTCTTCTGTTCGTGGTTTCGTCTGATGAAGTCCTCGATGAACTCGATGCGGGCCTGCTTAATCTCAGCGAAGAGCGTTGAGGCATCAGCCGCGTTGAGGGCCGCTATGGTCTTTTTACCGGCTATGCCGTCAACCGTTACTCCGAGAAGCCGCTGAGTGATTTTCACTCCGCCCGATCCGCTTGCCCAATACCAATCGACTAGCAGGTTGGCAACTCCCTGACTCTCGATGTCGTCGGCATTCCACTTGTCCCAATAGAGGGTCTTGAGGATGGTTCGCCAATCGGAATAGCTCAACGCTTTCAGGCCGTCCTCCGTCGCCTTCCTGCCAATCCTGCCGCAGTAGGTGACGTACGTTTTCCACGTCACGCCGCACATGGTCAGGCCGCCGCGGTCGTCCTTGTCGTTGGACAATCCTTTCTTCGAGCTCTCGACGTACTGTCGCTCGAGCGACGCAATGGAGGGGTCGTATCCTGCGATCCGCCTCCTGCCGTTGACGGTCTTGTATACCATGCAGGAAGGGGCGCCTCCGGCTTCTCGGCAGAGGAAGAAGGGGATGAGGGTTTCTATCTTAGCCATTATTCTTTGTCTTTGAGTTCGGATAAATCAATGTCGAAGTGTCGGGCCGTCTTGTCTACGAGAATCTTCTGCATCAGCTTTGCCCATCGCGAGCCGTTGCACGAGCTCTCGTTCTCGAGGATGCTCCACAACTGCCAAAAGCAGATTGCTCCTGCCGCCACCTTGGTCAGGTCGACAGGAAGCCCGTCGGTGATGGTCGTCTGAATCAGATACGCCATAATAATCAGGGCGTATGATTTGGCAATCGTACTGACCACAAGCCCGAAGTGGTGTGACTTGAACTTGCCGCCGTCGTCGCTCACCTTGTCGGGGTGTACCTTTCGGGCGCGTCTCGACAGCGACCAGGCGGTGTAGCAGTCCGCCAAAATCATAAACGTACAGATGGCGATGTAAGGCACCGTCGGCTGTAGCATTGCGAGCACCGCCCCGAACAACGTGAGCAGCCATCGCAGGATTTCGGATAAACTAGATGTCATATGTTTGAGAGGTTTAGTGAAAGATCGTCACCAACGCACCCATCAGAGCGCCGGCGACGGAACCCACTGCATCGGCTCCCACATCAGACCAATCCCATACGTTGTCGGGATTACATTTGTCACCATACTCCTTGCCCACTCCTATCGCCAACCCCGCCATGCATCCGGCAAAGAACGACTGCATGTAATTGGCACCGTAGAATGATTCGAGCACGGCGGCCATGAAACCGACCACCGCACAAGCCGAGAAATGTTTGATTTTGTCCGTCGATATGCTCATGTGTATGCGTTTTCGTCAAAATTATTTTCGATTTACTCCTTTGCTTTCGGGTACCCGAAATTTTGAATTACAGAAACACCATAACACACTAAGACTTTGCGACTTACACAAAAAACGAAATGGCATCGGGACCGCTCCCAATGCCATTGTCTTTTACGCTTGCTCGGCAAACGCATCCATGTTCTTGTCAAGCTCGTCTTTCTCTCTCCATCCAGCCTGAACAGTTTCGATGATGAACTTGGTGACAGCCTTGGAGAAGTCGGCGAACTCCTCAGCCGATTCGAAGGTGTAATAATAAGGCGTACCGTCGGCGGCTTCTCCGAGCTTGAGTTCAAGCGGATAGTCGACGCCTCCGAGGCCTATCTGCGAGAAGTTGGCCTGCTGCTCCATCGAGAGCCATACAGGTATCTCCTTCCATACGAACCCCGACAGAATCTTTGCCGACGTCGCTTCGTTGACAGTGGTCTTGATGACCTCCTTAATCTCGTCGGGCGTCGGCTTGCGCGTGAACCGCTGACGATAGTTGTACCCGAACTCAGCATTGTCGTCCTTGCCGTAGCCGTATATCAACTCCCATTTGTTGCGCCCGATGAGGTACAACCCGTCCTGACGCCCGGTTGCTCCGTATATCTTGTTCATAGCAATAGTTTTTATTGCCTCTAAGATAGCGGATTATCCAATCCACCGAGCGGACGGCCCGATTTTCCGATGTCAGACAAACTTGTACTTCACCTTGTTGCCGTCGAATATCTCGCTCTCGATGGAGCACTCGAAGGGAAAGCCGTCCTCGATGTCGCTCACTTGGTCGAGGATGTTCTTCATCTCCTCGCTGCTCGTGAAGAACTTGCCCCATTCGCCGGTCCTTGTGTCGCGAAACGAAACGAGATAACGCCCCTCTCCGTGCGAGGTGCTGACGTCGCTCTCGTAATCGTGTATCTCAAGCGTCTTGTTTTGCAGCGTGCTGAGGCGCATTACCTTGCCGGGAAAGCGCTTCTTGCCGTCGGCAGGGGTGTAGGCTACACCCAATTCGGAAAACTTTTTCATTTGATGATGTGTCAGGAGTTTATAAAGATGTTTGCAATCAGCGTGAATTGCCATCCCCTTGAACGACCCGATGACCTCCTGCCTGCGTCTGCGCGACTTCACCTTTGCGAGGTGTCGGGCAGCGTTGGTCTTGATGCGTTTGCGCAGGAGCGAGTGTGAGGGATAATGGACGAAGCCGAGAAAGTCAAGCCCCTCGGTGAGCGGTCTTACGGCATAGTTGTACTTCACCTGCAAGCCCAGCTTTGCCACCTCCTCGCGATAGATGTTGCCCAAACGCCACGCCTCCTTCTTTGTCGGGGCGAGAATGTTCGTATCGTCGCAGTAGCTGTAGTACAGATACCTCTTCTCATTCTCCAAGGTGTAGCTATGCACGACGTCGAGCATACGGCGGTGCACCTGATTCAGGAACAGATTGGCGAAGCACTGCGACGAGCGCAGACCCTTCGACAGTCCGTGTGGCATCAGGCTGATGAAGTTGTCAAGAATGGGCAATAGAATCGGGTCGGACACATACTGACGGATAAGAGCTTTCATCTTGTCCTGCGGTATGTTGTCGTAGTAGTGGGTGATGTCGCTTTGGAAGTAATAGGCTGTAAGGTCGGGCGCGTTCTTGATGTCCTCTTCGAGGATGTGGTGCAGCCAATGCATCCCGCGCTCCTTGATGCTCGCGGCTGTGTTCTTGATGAGGTCGGGGGCGGTGTACTTCTCAACCACGACCATGATACTGTGTATCCCGATGCGCTTGGCGATGGTGGGCGCCTGACAGTCGCGCTCCTTCGGGCCGTCCTTGACGTGGATGTCCTGCACCTCGCCGCGCGTGATGCGGAAGGAGCCGGTGGATATTTCCACCCTCAGCTTCTCGGCAAGACGTCTGCGCCACTCGTGATAACGCGCCCATCGGGCGTCAATCTCGGGCGTACTGTCGAGCGTCTTGTCAGGTCGGTATCTGTTGCGCTGCTGTTTGTTGTCGAGATTGTCGATGACGTAATCTATGCTCGCATAGAGGTTGTTGATGTCGACGATTTCGGGAATGAGATTTTTCAATGGATATTCATACATAGCCTTCAGGGCTCTAAGTTATTTTTCCGCTTTCCAACGCTGAGGAGCGTTGCTGTTGCCGAGGCTCGAATCCCTCGTCTCTTTCGGTCGTCCGTCGCGCGGACTGTCGCAGGGTGGCGATTATGTTATCCCGACGGCGCTCCGTCGAGCGTTAAGACCTTAATGTCAGCCGCACGCCGTTGTTCGTGTTCGAGTTCGAACCGCCGTTGTTCGTGTTGACGTACGCGAGACCGTAGTTCGCGTTCGCATTGTTGCCAGCCCGCAACGGCAAACGGCTTTGGGGTTCTCTACCGAGACCAAAGATAGGTTATTTTATAATATAAACAAAATTTCTGAATTGTTTTTCCGCATCGACTCGCCTGCGGCGAGAAAAGTGAGGGGGAGCTGCCTCCCTGCCGGTCGGCCCTCCCCCTGACGCTTTTCGCTTTCGCGCGTCGCTTTATACGAAGTCGATTTCGCCTCTGAAGGCCAGCCGCACGCCGTTGTACGTGTACGAGGGCGAACCGCCGTAGCCCGTGTAGACGTACGCGAGACCGTAGTACGCGAACGCACTGAAGCCAGCCCGCAACGGCAAACGGCCCTTGGCATTCTGACCTTCAAATTTATCCGCGTAGTTCTTGTTCCACAAGCTGCTATCACTCGTTACTTTGGACGGTACCATATCGCAATAGCGACCGTGCTTCATACGCCCGATACAATAGTTGAAGCCGGTAGTAAGCCCCTGAACAAGTCGCTCGGATTTCTTGATTGGGTCGTAGATGTGCCACTTGCCGTCGGTCGGGAAAGAGCTGTCGGATTCGGAATACTTCAGCTTTCTCCACGAGATGTAATCGGAGATGTTGATTCCGAGATAGTCCATCCATTCAAATGCACATGCGTAGTAGTTCTGAATACCGAATACGATATTACCGAGGTTGCCGGTCGACGTACCCTTGCGAGTGACGTTACCGTACGAGTTGCCCGCACCGGTGGTGTACCCTGACGTGCAACCGTTACCGCATACAGCCTGAGAGTCTCTGTTGCCGATGATACCGTAGATGATTTGCGCAAGCTCGTTGTTCATGTTCCAATCCTGAGCTTGGAACCCTGCACCGCGCATACGACACATATTGATGAGGTCAGCCCCGGTGTAGTTCATCGTCGACGTCGGTACGGTGGTGTTCGTCAGATTGCCGCTTGAGTCGTACGCCCATTCGCTGTTGGTGCCTGACGTACCCGTACCTCGCGTTGTCAGCACACTGCTGATGGAGCGCATACGCAGGAGCGAGTCGACATAGCCGCCGTAGACGCCGAGCAGGTATCCGCCGCACTCAACCCAATCGGGCTCGATGGCCTCAACCTCGGAGCTGTCAACGGCTATCGCCTCGAGCGTGTCGAAGCCGGTGTAACAGGTGAACACAAACGTCTTCGCTCCCGCAGGGACGTCGGTGAAGAGGTAATCGCCGTAAACGAAGTCGAACTGCGATGTGCTTATCTGCATCGAGAACTTGGAGATGACCTTGCCGTTCTCGTCGACAAACGCCGCACCGACTTCCGCACTGTTCACGCCCGGGAAGCGTACCTGCTTCATCCCCTCAACGTCGATGGAATACACATTCATGTTCGCGTTGTCGGCGATGTAGTACTCTTCGCCAACCTCGAACTCGTCGAGGAATACGGCGGACAACGTCTTGACGAGAATGGACGAGAGCGTCTTGCGCGTCACCTTGTTCGCAGTCGACAACGGAACCGTGCCGAGGGCGCTGAGGAAGGTGTACTTCTCCTGATTCTTGTAGTCGTTGACCCCCTTCATGTAGAACTTCGGGATGTACTTCATCACGTCGAAGCCGCCGCCGCTCGCGTCGGCAGGGTCGAATGACGAGCCGTCGGCCAGCTCTTCGTAGGTCGAGTCGCTGATCTGCACGCAGGTCATCTTCTTGTTCTTCGTGCTGTACGTCGACTTGTAAGCGTGGCTCTTCGATTCAATCAGCGACCAATGAGCGGGTACGGTGTAGGTCGAGCCGAACTTGTACCCCGTCGAGTCGTCAACGTTGGTGATGTTGGCCGTATCGTCCACCGTATCGGAATAGCAGATGGCGCTGAACTGCGAGTTGTAGAGCGTCAGCAAAGGGAAATAAGCCGCGAGCTCTGCAAGCGCGGTGTCGCTCAGCAGGTCGGACATAATCCATCGCCCGACGATACCCGAACACTTGTCCTTTTCGTCGTAGGCCGTACCGTTGGCGTCAAGGCCGGTGGCGGCGAGGTTCTTCAACGCGTACAGCGAGCCGCTTGCCGCCGTCATGTTGATGTCCGTGATACGAATCTCGGTGAGCACCTTGGATGAGGCCACATTCTTGAGCACGCTCTCAACGTTGATGTTCTCGCACCCCTCAACCCACAGCTTGGCAATCTTGTCGAACCCTGCAACGGTCAAGCCGCCCGGATAGGTAAGCTCAGGCAGGTTGACAAGCACGAGCGAGGTGATGGTGGCCGGCAGGGTCAGCTTGTCGATAGGCGAGGTCTGAGCCAAACTGCAAGTCGTCAGCGAGGTGCTGTCGGCAAGAATCTCTTCCACGCGCGGACAAGCGCTCGCGTCGATGCTCGTAGCCGTGGTGTAGCGGACGTCAAGCTTGCGCAGGAAAGGCATCGTACCGAGCGACACACTCGTCATCGAGCCGAAGCCGGTGGCAGGGTTCGAGGTGTGATTGTCGCCGCCGAGCACCAACTCTTCGCACAGCTCGAGCGAGCTGAAATCGGCTGAGGCAAGGCTCATCTGCGAGAGGTCGAGCCGCGCGAGGCGTCCCGGCATATAGATGCGCTGCTGTGCCTGACCGTGGTCGAAGAGCGTGAACTCGTGACTCTCGCCCGCTTCGAGGTAGACCGTCTCGGCTGTCGTCTGACCCGCATCGTTACCGATGCCGAAGTAACCCGTTGCGGCTGCCGTGATTCCGATTGTAGACGAATCGCTGAGGGCAACCATACGTATCGTGAGCGGATTGGTGAAGAAGTCGCCCGTCTGATAGTAGCCGTCACGGATAGCCCAACGCTGTTCTATGAAGCGAGGCAGAGAGGTCAGACCGAGACCGTGAAGCGCGTAGAAGTAGGTCTGATTGGCGATGTTCGTATTGTCGATATACTTGCGCTCGCCGTCGTAGCTTGACACCACCTTCGGCCAGAACTCGAGGATGCTCTCAACGAAATAATAGAGTGCACCGTCGGGCGAGAACGGAGAAATGGTCTTGCCGTCCACCTGAGTGGTCAGGTTGCGCATCCTGCTCACTACGTTCTTCAGCGTGATGGTCGTTGCACCGAGGTCGTTGCTGTTCCACAGCTCCTGACACTTGTCGATGTTGTTGAAGAGCACCGAACCGCGGCCCATGTAAGGGTTTTCGTATCCGGTCGCCTCGTCGTTATCCTTGTTCGGATCGAGTTCGGGGTCTATTTCGAGACCGCCGTCGTTGTCCTTGCCGTTGCAGGTATCGCAGTCGTAGACCTTGTTGAGGTACATACGAAGCGGCTCCATGTCCTTGTAGCCCGAATACACACCGTTTTCAACGGAGCATCCGTCCTCGAGGTAGAACATCGGCTGCATGTTCTTGGCGCGTTGGTCGACAGCCGCGAGGTAGTCGGTAAAGGCGGTGTAAGCCATCGCACTCTCAAGCGACATATAGCGGTAGGCGTTCTGCTTCCAAATGGTCTGCCAACCGTCAACCTTGCTGTAGTCGCACGAGTTGAAGAAGCGCAGCATGTTGTACAGCTCGTAAGGCACCTTCTTGCCGTCAACCAAGTCTTGTTGCAGTTGGTCGTCGTCAATCATGCACTCGAAGTAGTACGTCCATGCAGGCACCTGACCCGTCGGCTTGAGTTTGGCGGCCCACGAGGACTTCTGCGAGGTCATGGCCATCATGTCGTCAATCGACGATACGCCCTGCCACCAGTCCATACCCGAATATTGCAGGAGCTCGTAACCGCTTACAGGGTTCAGCACGTCGCCCGTCACAACCCATTCGCCGTTAACCATCTTCATGCTCCCCGTCGAGCGCGTCCATACACCGTCTTTGCAGCGGTAGACGGCGTAGTCGCGACCGCAGTACTGCGAGATGAGGTACACCTTGCTTGTGTCAAGACCTGACGTTGCAAGGAACCGCTTCTCCGTGTCGGCAAGAGCTTCGTCGCGCGTGCCGAAGAACTCAACGAAGTCGCCGTAGTTAAGACAGCCCTTGTTGTAGCCGAGCGTGTCCTTGAAACCGAGCGCAATCTGTTCGCCCTTGTCCTCCTTCCAATTTCCCTTGGCGTGGAACCATGCATCCTGCAACGTGTCGGACGTGGCTCGGAACACCGCAATCGGATGGTTCTTGGTCGAGTGGTCCATCTGCACCGTGTGCTCTGCATAGGTGCCGTCGGAGAATGTCTGCTTGCCGATGAATGCTCGCTGTGCAGGGGTCATGTAGCTTGAACCGAGGGCGCGGAACGTGGCGTTCATCATGTTGCAGACGCCGCAGTCGTTGGCGTTCGAGCTGTCGGAGTAGTCCACCTTGACCGTAACGGTGTCGATGAAGAAGCCCGTCTCGTGACAGAACACCTTGCCCTCCTTGGCGAACTTGACGGCGTCGCGGCCGAGTGCCGTACTGTCGTCGGGGTTCAGCAGCGTAACGGTCGCCTTGAGTCCGGTGTTCTTGTTCTTCTTGTTGAAGTTGAAGCGGTCGTTCTTAATCGGGCGCTGTGCCGAGGTCGTACCCTGACGACGCCAAAGCACGTTGACGGCCTTGAAGTTGCATTCGGGGTGATCGGGGTTGAAGTAGTACAGCGTACATGAGAACTGGTCGGAGGTCGACGTACCGCCGTTGAGGGCGTAGTCGAAGTTGTTGAACGTCGTCTGATCCGCCACGATGACGTAGTACGGAATACCCTTTGCCGACATCAGCGACATGGACGGCTTGCCTGTCGAATCCAACACATTCTCCTTGTCGTACTCCGCAATCATCGCCTTGACGTCGGACATCTTGCAGAGGTAGTTCTGAAACGCCTGAAGCCACTCCATGTACGAGTTGTAGGCGATGAAGTAGTTCAGCGCGAAGTCGCCGTTGGTGGAGTCAAACGTGATGGTCTTGTTCTGACGCAGTGCGTTCGTGCTCGGACGGTAGCCGATGGCGGCGCACTCTTCACCGTTGACGTAGAGCTTGACAAAGGCGTAGTTTTCGCCCGTGCCGGTGTCTGACGGCGTGTAGGTCACATACTTCGTGCCCGGTTCGACAACCACGGCAACGGTCACCTTCTCGCTGCACTTGAAGCCAACCTTCTGCGTTGTCGGCTTGCCGTTGAGGCAGGTAAGCACAATCTTGTTGCCGGTGATGTAGAAGCCCACGCCCGCGCTCGCATCGTAGCAGGACATCAGCTTGGCGCTCTTGTCCTTGATGCTCTTCGTCGAGAAGGCGAACTGTACGGCACATCCTGCCGTTTCAAGCGCCGTGGACGAGAATGGAGCGTAAGGTATCTCCGCCTTGACGTTCTCGGCGATGCGCAGCGTCGTCTCACCGAGCACCTTGACAAAGCCGTTGGAGTTCCAATTGGAGCCCTTCACGCTCATCGTGTAGTTGCCGCTCTTAATGGTGTGGTCGCTCTCGCTGTTCGAGCGCGTCGAGAAGTCGTAGGCTATCACGGCTCCGTCTTTCATCACGGCGTCTATGGCGGACCCCGATACGGTCAGCGTCACCGTTTCGGTAACAGCCGAGCCGCTCTGAGCGAAGATGTCAATCGTCTTGCTTCCGTCGGTGGCGTAGCCCTGAATCTGCTGACTAATCTGATAGGTGTCGTTCGGGCCGCAGTTGGTCGAGCTGATAACCTTGCCGTCGAAGTACACATTAACCGTCGTCGAGGTCTTGCCCGGTGTGTAGGCGGCTATGTCGATTGCCACGCTGTCGTACAGTCGCACGGTGCCGTTGCTGTTGTCGTCGTAGTGCATCGATACGACAGGCTCGGAGCTCGATGCGTCAATGCACATAACGGCCGTGTAGACGGTGTTGCCCTTAACGCCCGACGCCACGTCCACACCGTTGATGCGAATCGGGTACGAGCCGTGGGTGAGCTTTTCACCGCCCCCGAACACGTCGCTCGGATTAATGGAGATGTTATGGCTGTACGAGTCGACGACGACAGCCGTGCCGAGCACCTTCCATTCGCCGTTGTAGTACATCTCGGTCGTCACGCGGATACCCTTGGAGGTGGAGATGTTGTTGGCGAACTTGTACATCGGGATGCTCTTGCTGTCGGTGCTGCCGACAGTCAGGGCGTAGTCAGCCGCATAGTTGAGGCGGTTGATGGCCGTGCAGGTCACGTCCACCGCGTTGACGGTGATGGTGCGCGACTTGGTGTTGCCGTCGGCGTCCACAGCCTGAATCACGAAGTCCTTGCTCGTCGCCGAGGTGACGAAGTCGGTGAAGTCGAACACAAACTTGCGGTCGTTGGACGAGGTGGAGGACGCGGTGTTGACCGTCGAAGTCCACAACACAAGACGCGTCGTGCCGTCGAGGATGCTGACGGTCTTGATGGTGCCGAGCACCTCGTTGTCGCCGTCGTAGCTGACGCTCTTCAATGCGACGTCAAGCGTGATGGAGGAGCCGTAGGCGGCCCATACGGCTTGGTCGCAATAGATGGAGAGCACGGTGCCCGTCTGCGTGCCGGTACCGTTGCTGCGCGGTATCTTAATCGGGTCGCCCACCTCCTGCTCGTAGCGGTTCACGCCTTGGAAGATGATGTAGTCGGCATCGCTCACCTCTTCGAAGTTGACAATGGCGTCCTTGATGACGTTGTACACCGCCCCCGAGGTGATGGCTTTCGTCGACCCCTCCTCTATCTTGTCGGTGGCTTCCACGTCGGAGCCGCCGCCGAAGTCCTTCCATTGGTCGGTGTTGCTCGAAGTCATGTCGGTGACTGCACCGATGTACTGCTTCGTTTCCCACGTGTTCGTCGAGGCGTTGCGCAGGTAGGTGATGACAAGCCCCGCCTTGCGGTAGGCGATGCCCACTTTCGTTTCATACGCAATCAGCTTCTCGATGGCGGATCCGATAGACATGGCTTCGCTCGTGCCCACAAGGTCGTTGATGTTGAGCACGGACTCCTTGCCGGCACTCAGCCCAGCGAGGTCAATCCAATTAGCCGTGCTCTTGAACACATCGGCATCGGTCGTTTCACCGACGTACTGATACGTTTTCCACGAGCCCTTGGCGATGGCAAACGTAATCTGCATGCCGACAGCCGCCATTCCCTTCGAGAAGGTCGTTGTCACGGCTTCGCTGAGGGTGTAGTAGCCGCCCTTGCCGTTGTTGTGAGGGACTTCGTTTGTGACGTTGTAGCAGTTGCCCACGGAGGCACCGCCCACCTTGACTAGCGTCGAGCCGTCGTAGCGGTAGAGGTTGTTCTTGCAACGGAACATCACATCCGAGCGCGGGCGCGTTCCCTTCGAACCGTCGTCCTTGAGGTACTCTTCCACGTAGTCCGACTTGTTGAACGATGAGGCGTAGACTCCGGTGAACACCCAGCCCACTCCCTCTTCAAACCATGTTCCCGTTGAGGATGAGGTGGTGCTTGAGTTGTAGAAGCCGTCAAACGGCACGATGGCGACGGCGTTGAGGCGGTCGCTCACGGTGGCAATCGTTGTGTTCGCCATTGAAAGGTCAACATCGAGCGTATCTGCTTTGAGCTCCACGGCATCCACACGCGTTGCAAGCTCTGCTCCGAGGTTGCCGGGATAGGCCGTTGACGAGGTTTCGCCCAAGGCAAGGCTGTCACCGATGCACACGAGCGACGAGCCGCCCCATCGGTACTGCTTGTTGTGCTGCTTGCAGACATAGATTTTCCCTGCATACCCCTTGTTGTCGCTGTCGCAGTACGTCGCCATATCGTCCCATGAGGAGTAATACGCCTTGGTCGTGCCCGATGCATCTTCGAGAAAGATACCGAACTCTCCGTCGTTACGCTCTCCGTCGACCCACGCCCACAGCTCGATGTAGACAACCTGACACTTGGCGTCGGTGGATTTCTTCGTTGTCGTGCCGCTCGGCAGGGCGGTCGTATCTCCGCCGTAGCTCCACTCATAACAGTTGCCGATTTCCACCACGTCGTCAACGAATGACGGCAGATAGGCGGCCGGCACACTGCCGTTCTCGAGCGGTGCGATGGTCTTGCCGATACGGTTGTTGAGGTCGGTCGTTGCCGCCTCAGCCGTCGACTGTGCCGTCTTGACAGCCGACTCGGCGGCCGTCATGCGCGTTTCAAGAGCCACACCGCGGCTCCCTGCAAAGGCGGTCGTCGCGGTCTCGCCAATCTTGAGCTGGTCGGGCAGGTACTTCTCGTCAACCTTGGTGTTCGAGTTCAGCGGTGCGATACCTCCTGCAATGCCTATGGCGGATTTCAAGCCGCTCACACCCGACTCGGCCGACGTCATGCGCGTTTTGAGCGACGTGATGTCGGAGGCGTTGGCGGTCGACTTGTCGTAGGCGGTCGTAATCTTCACCTTGTCGGCGGCTGTGATGATGCCCGCCTTGGTGTCGGTCGCAACGGGCACGCTGCAACTGATTGTCGTCCCGGTCGAGGACACCGCGAGCGTTGCGCTGCTCTCCCCTACCGTAAACGACACACTCTTCAACACATTCTTGTTGACGAGCGTCTTGAGCGAATCCTGCTCGCTGCTCGACAACGAGGCGATCATCTCGCTCAACACCGCATAGCTCACTTTCCGTCCTCCGTTAATCTCGAAGTAATCGTCGTCCGTCAACGACTCGGCCGCCGACAACTGCTCAATCGTCTTGGAGTTGGTGCGGATGGAGGAAATGACCTGCGTGACGATGCTCTGTAATTCGTCTGTAGTCATAATGTTAAATTGTTAAACGGTTATATGAATTGGTTTCAGTAACGCGATATGTCGTATCGTCGCTTCGACGCATGGCCGCCTGATTGCGCACCTCAACGTCAGGGTCGAGGTTGACAACCTCCTGCAACTGTTGCGTGAAAACGAAGCTGTTCACTCCGTCCATCACGGCCGCCAACTCGGGCACGCCGCTCTCCTTGCGTGCATAGCGCACGCCGTCGAAGTAGACGTAGTTGCAGCACAGCACGCGGTTCAGCAGTTGGGCGAACCATACCGGACACCCTTCGGCGGTGCCCATTGTGAACTTCTTCTGCGTGGAGTCGAGCGCGTACAGCTGCGAGATGTCGGCAAGCTGTGTGACGAACTGCTCGCTGTCGACGCCGAATGTCCAATTGCTGTCTTTGAAGCCGCCCGGCACGCGGAAGTCGAAGAAGTGCTGCATGCCGTCGACGAAAAACACCGCGTCGGTGCGCTGGCGGTTGTTCTTCATCGAGTACTGTATCAGCGTCGTGTCGCTCAGCACGCACTCGTCGGAGGTCACTCGGAAAGGCTCGCTGTAACCGATGCCGTCGATGCTGACACTGTAGATTCCCTCCGTCAGCCTCAGCGTGGTGAAGCGCAGATACGTCGTGTCGTTAATCGCCCACTCGTTCCACACTATCGCCTCGCTCTTGGACGAGGAATGCGAGATGACAGCCGCCCGACACGTCTCTTCCTGCGTGCCGAGCACCTGAATCAGGATGCAGTCGGTCGTGGAGAAAGTCTGCAAGTACGGACTCTCCAAACCGTCACTCCTGCGCTCGCGAAAATTCAATGGGGTGAAAGGACTTACTGTCATAGTTCAATATCTTTTACGATGAGTTTGTATGTCGCCGCTTCGGTCTTGGCGTACTTCAAATCAACCTCTTGCAGGAATCCGCGATAGAGCATTCCGTCGCTCTCGACCTCGAACACCCGATCGGCGTCGGGCAGGTCCACTTCGTCGGTGGTGAACTCCACGACACCGGGCGTTGCAAGCGGCTTGTCGAGCGTGAGGTCTTCGCTCATCGCCTCGCCGTCTATCGCCACGCCGCTGTTCCCCTCGGACGAGGCAAAGGCAAGGGTCAGGCTCTCGGCCTGCATCCCGATGTAGCCGGCATTCGCCCTGACGCACGCCATGGGTGAGTAGGCTCCGTTGAACACGTCGTCCGACAAGGCTCCGTCAATCTTCATCGAGCGGTCGGGCGCCAAGCCCGAATCACCCTGACGGCAGAGGGCAAAGAACACATCCTTGTCAGAGTCGGTGTCGGTGGTTTCCTCGCCGCGCTTCTGTGCGGCAAACTCGATTCCGTAGCAGTCCGCACGATACTTGCTCAGCAGAGAGAGGGTGTTGTCGGTCACGGTGCATCCGGTGGTGTAGGTGTTGTTGAAGTTGAATTCGTCGCGGCCGTTGATGCTGTCATAGTCCTTGGATTCATAGCCGATGTTCACGGTGGCATAAATCCTGCTGGCATCGACCGAATACGACAAATCGCGACAATGAGAGAATGTCCTGACATCGGCATCGGCGTTCAGCACTTCGGAGCGGTGCATGAATGCCATCTCCTGCGTATCGTTGAGGTAGTTGTCAACAGTACACTCCGTGGCTATTGCCTCGAGCTTCGCGCCGTTGTACTCGTCGAAGCGGTACAGCGTGGACGGTCGCCAACGCTCGAAGCGGTAGAGGCGGTCGGTGTACGGATGCCCGGTTGCAGGGTCGTTCCACTTCGCCCATCCGTCCCAATACTTGTAGTACTTCGAGCCGTCGTTGTAGACGAATGCCGAATGCGAGGTTGAGAGATACACCACATTGTCGTCCGTCGGGGTTCCGTCGTACACATCCTCCAAGTCGCACTCCTTCGACGACATGGTGCCGCAGTCGACATACTCGCTGAATTCGGGGGTTTTGCGCTCGCCGATACGATACACATAGCCGAACACCGCCGACATCCAATCGCAGAACTCGTTGAAAGAGGTGTAGAACTTCGCTCCGCTGATGCCGCGCACACTCTCGGCGGCAAGGATGTAGGTGTCAGCCAATCGTGCGTCATACGCGCTGAGGCTCGTCCTGACGGTAAGCCCCTCGGCGGTGTTGATACGGTTGACAAGCGTATCGAGTACGGTTTTCGGGGTCATGGCGGCAATATCCACGCTGTCGCCCTTTGCCATCCAGCTGAACTTGAATGATTGGTCGGTGATACGTTTGCGTGCGCCTGTCGCCGTGCTTAACGGAAAATCATTGGTTATTGCGACATAATCCCCGGCTTTCAGTTTCAGCGTTATCGAACCCGATGCAGATACACTGTACAGCTCGGCACGCGTTCTGTATTCGGGCTCCCAATAGTATTCGCCGCCGCTGTATCGGGCGACCCACACTTCACCGTCAACCTCGGCAAAGCAGGTGTAATCGGGATAGTACACTTCGCTTGCATCGGGCAAATTGCTGACGGACGAGTATTCGCCCACAAAACTGACGGTGCTTTTCTCGATGGTGGTTATCTTGCCGCCGTTGCCGTCAGCCGAGTTCGAGTAATCGACGTAGCTGCCGTCTCTCTTGATTCGCACATAGAGATTCACAGCATTGCTTGTTCCGTAATCAAGTCGCCATCCGACAGTCCAATCAAGCGTAACCTCAACGTCTTTTTCAGCTGACAGCAGATAACTGTCGGCGGTGTCCTCCTGATCGTCGAGCCAATAGAGTGTTTTGTTGACGGCGACCTCGTTGCCAACAGTTCCCATAAACGGATTGACACCCTTCTTGAACGTCACGAGCAAATCTGAACAATCGTCATATTCTACACCATCGCTAAACTTATAGGTCACAGTATTAATCATCGGGATACGGTCGAAGTGCATCGTGGCGTCGCTGACGATGTCCGTACCAACGGCAAACTCATACTTCGTGCTCTTGTTGGCCTTGACGGCGGCTGCCAAGCTGTTGTCGACACAGTTCAGCGTCAGCTCGTGCGCACTCCAAGCAATAGTCGAGAAGTCAAGCGGACACTCGAACTGCCGGTCGTACGTCCATCGGTCGTTCATCGTGTACACCGCCACGCTCGCTTCCACTCTGTAACGGTCTTTCAGGTACGCCTCGGTCAGCAGGTCGCGTGCGTCGTTCACAAACGTAAACTGCGACGAGAACGACCGTACGACACCGTCGTAGTCGCTCCGCTTGTACGAGCATTCTATCTCGTCCCAATTCTTCAGGTCGTCGTCCTTGAGCTCGTATTCCTTTCCGTCTATCTTGAGTATGTATTTCGTCAGCATATACCAATCCTTTTTATCAAAAATAGACGGCAGGTTGCCCCATTGCCCGAAACGCCCGAAATTCCGAAAACGCAAAAAGGCCGTACAACCCTGCTAACTTATTGTCAGCTTGAGTCATACGGCCTAATCAGCCCTGAAAGCGAATTGGTTATCTCAGCATCTCGGAGGGGCAAACAACCACGTCTCCGCAGATGTAATCGTTCTGATACAAGGCTCCTTTGGAGCGGGCAAGCAGGGTGGCAAGCGTGTTCAACTCCTTGTCGAACTTGCCGCAATCGTTGACGATCATTATCTCTTCGTTGCCGAGGTGCACTATTTCGATGTGACCCTCAACCAGCTTCTGCACTTCCGGCAGTTTGAAGTCGGTCCCGTTCTCGGGGCTCACCGTCGACACTATGCCGTCGACGGTGATGTGGTACGATGTTTTCATTATGCTACAGCTATAAGATTTTCAACTTTGAAGGAGCGGAAGCTCTGCTTTTCGGTGTCGAAGTAAGCAAGAGTCTTGTAAGAGGGTTTGGTCTGCTTCTTGCCGCCGAAGGTGGCGCCGGCAGGAAGGTGGCGAAGTGTCCCGACTGCCTTGCGAACGGAGCCGTCAATCTTGTAGTAGTAGAAGGTCACTTCACCTTCTCTCATGGCTTTGGCGAGCTTGTAGAGTTGCCATGCCTTAATCATGCATACTCTCCAAGGTTCGGAGGTTGCTTTGCGAAGTTGGTTTGCATACTTCATCACTCTTACGCGGAAATTCTGTTTTGCTTCCATAGTGGTATATTTAATGGGTTTGACTTTTAGTTTTTGTTATACAGTAAAGATAACCCATAACTCATTGATTTTCAATCAGAAAGACCGCCATTTTTCCACCTTAACTTTTACTGACTGCCTATATAACGCCCAGTCTTTTTCTTTCCCTTTGGTTTCTCATTTTGTGCGCGACCATAAAAAGCTCAATAAAAATCTATTTTTTTTGCCGAGAAACATTATTTCCTTTGTCAACACAAGTAATCACAACATAATACACAATTACTATGGACGAAAAAGACTTAAATGCAATCATTGACGCGGTAACGGATAAAACACTCTTCTGTTGCAAAGCTGTTTTAACGAGCTCAGAGGCGGCACGATATTTGGGCGTCACCAAAAGCTACCTTTACAAACTCACAATGAATCGTATAATTCCGCATTACAAGCCGATGGGTAAAATGTGTTACTTCAACCGCCTCGAGCTGGAGCAATGGTTGCTCCAAAACCGCGTGGCGACCTCAGCGGAGTTAACCGAAAAAGCGCAGCAGTATTGTGAAACCAAGCCAAACAAGCTCAGTTCACGTACTCGCTGACTGCCTACACTTCCAACGCCGTTCGGAGCATCTTTCGACCGTTGCTGATGCGGCTCTTCACAGTCCCGACAGGTATGCCTACGATACTGCCTATCTCGTCGTAGTCGTACCCCTTGGCGTACAGCAGCACGCACTCAACCGCCACGCTCCGTCGGGCGCACCGCCTGATTACGGACAGCATCACGCGCATCGACGTCAGACTCTCGGTGCGCGTCACGCCCGGACGCTGACAGCACTCGTCGTCGAGTCCGCAGAACGGCACACACTTGCGACGGTTGTACTCCGTGATATACAGATTCGTCATCACCGATTTCGCCCACGGCTTGAAGTCGCGGTCTGCACTGTATCTGTCTCCATACTTCAGGAGTCTGTACACCGTTTCAGACGCCAAATCGGAGGCGTCGCACGGATTCGAACACAACAAATTGGCCAATCTCATCAGCCATGACGCGTGCTCGATTACGAGTTGTTCAACAGCCTTCATCACAAACCGAGCATTCGTCTGACAATCTCTTTTTCACGCTCACTCTGTTGACGCATCTCAACAGCCTCTTCTCTCATACTCTCGATAAGATTGTCAATACCTTGTGTCTTTCGACGGCGAATCTCGGTTAATTCAACAACAATCCGGTCACACTTCCGCTCGATGCGGCTCAACTTCTTAAGGATTAACCCTTGACTTGTGCATTTTTTCATAGCGATAATATTATTAATCAATATTCACATACGATTACTATTATCACCTCAAAAAGTGCAACTCGGAAATGAAAAAACCCGAAGAACGACTCTTCGGGTTTCATTTTCAATCGTTTATTTTTTCCGTATGGCGGCGAGCTTTGCTTTCATCTCCTTGTTGTAGCGAGCCACGAGAAAGGCGTAGACGGTAGCCTTGACAGTGGCAAGGTCTATCTGAAACTTGAAGTAAGCCATCAGCGCGGCGGTCTGCTCGTCGAAGCGCAGATGCACGTCGGTCTCTTCGGGCAGGGTCGTCTGCTCATGCTCCTCGACCGTGCTCTTCGCCTTGGCAAGTCGCGACTTCACCTCGTTCTCCAACCGCTTGTCGGGCATCTTCATCATCGAGGGGATGTAGCCCGACAACACTTCGCGTGCCATGTCGTATCGCTTCAACGCTATCAGGTTCGAGCACATCGTGTACATGATGACGGCTATCCTCGCCTTGACGTACTTCTCGCTCTGTGAGAGAAACGCCCCGACACCGGCAGGGTCGGATACATTCTTGTACTCATAGATGATGTCGCGCATGGCCGAGTACAGCGCCTTGTCGTCAACCTTTTCCCCCTCCTCCAACAGTACGGAGGTGTTGCCTGACATCAGCTCGACGAACTGTGCCATTGTCAACTGTTCGAGTTTGTGTTTCATATGCGTGCCTTGAATTGTCGGTAAGCGGATTTATAACTGTCAATGTGCTGCTGTCTTGTCTGCTGCTTGATGAGGTTAGCCACAACGCCCAATCCCTGCTTGAGCTCGGTGTAGTCGTTGATGATTACAGGCGACGACTTGTCGCTCATCGGGTTGACGACCACATCCGGATTCGACAGCAGGAACTTGTCGAGGCTCGGCATTACGGACGCCCCTTTCGGCAGGTCGACGACTGTCGGCGTGCTCGGTGTCACCCATGACTTGCCGTCGTAGGTGATTACTTCGGCTCGTCCGCCGTCGCCCACGACAGCCAAACCGCCCTTGTGCGAGTCGGTACCCTTGGCATACTGCGGTATCGGTGTGGCGATGATTGTGGCAATCTCGATGGCGCCCATAGCTCCTGCGAGCGCGGCAAGGACGAAGTTAGGCAGCGACTTGGTGATGGCAAGAGCCGTGGCGATGCTCGCCTGAGCGATGCTGTTGGTCTTGTCCCATATCGCCTGCTTGCGCTTCAATGCGGCTTCCTTCTTCTCAAGCTCCTCCTTCTTCTTGGCGGTCTTGGCTTCCGCGGCACGCTTTCTCGCTTCGCCCTCCTCTTCGCTGATTACTCCCTTGTCGACAAGGTCGGTGATGCGCTCCTGCTCCTCTTCGCTCGCATCGTCGAGCGCGTCCTGCTCGTCCTCTATCTGCTGAATCTTGCCGTCGTAAATGGCTGAGGCGAGTCCGGCGACGCTGTTGAGCATCTGCGACACCTGATCCATCCACTGTTGCGCATTCTGCACGCGCTGCTCCCAGCTCTTGCGGTCGGCATCGGCGGCTTGTTCGCCGGCGGCAATCTCTGCATCGGCGGCGGCGTTGGCAAGCTCTATCTGAGCGTCGGCCAGCTTGCGGCTCAGCTCTTCGCGCTGCGTGTCGGTCAGATCCTCGTTCTCGAGTACAGAGTTGAGGAAGTCAATCTGCTTCTGAGCCGTTTCCTCGGCATAGTCCTGACTGAGCTTCGAGAGGTCGCGTTCGTACTTGTCGGTGATGCGTCTGCGCTTCTCTTCGTTGCTTCCCGCTTCGCTCAGCTCCTTGGCATACTGAGTCTTGAGGTCTGCCTGACGCTGCTGATAGGCGGCTTCGCGAATGTCGGCTTCACGCTCGAACTGTGCGTTGAGGTAGTTCAATTCAAGCTGCGAGCGGTCGGCTGCGTTCTTGGCGATGATGTCGGAAAGCATTTGGTCGTACTGCTCCTGCGTGACGAGTTTCGAATCCAACGATTCCTGCAGGGACACAAGCTCCTTGCTCATGGCGTTGTTGGCCAGCTCCACTCGAATACGGTACTCCTCCTCGGTGCCGGTGCGTGCAACGTTGAGGCGTTTGGTGAGAAACTCCTCGTCGGCTTGCAGGAACCGCTCCTGACCCTCGCGATTAATCTCAACGAGCTTGTTCTGATGCTCGGCTTCGAGGCCCTCAATCTGTTCGAGTATCGCCTTGCGCATCTTCGCGTTGTCCTTGTACTTGGCAAGTTCCTCGTTGAGGCTCTGCATCTTCCGCTCGTAGGCGTACTGCTCGGCTCTGAGCTGTCGCTCGTTGCTGTCTGCGATGATGGCAAGCATGGCGTCCTCGCCCGCCTGAACCGCTTTCTGCAACTCGTCGTACTCTTTCTTTTTCTTCTCCGATGCGGCTTTGGCGCTCTCGGTGTCAACCTTCGACTTCTTGAGCTTGGCGGCTTTGTCGAGTGCGGCAATGATGGTGGCATACACCTCCTGAGTGATTTTCCCCTGCTCCAACAGTACGGCGGCAAGCGCTTTCTGCTGTTCGAGCTCTTGGTCTATCAGGTACTTTTTGTACTCGTACGTGCCCAAACGCTCCTCACGCTCGGCTTCTTCGGCTTCATGCACCGCCTTGAGCAGTTCGTTAAGACCGTCCTCCTTGTACTTGTTCCAATCCTCTTCGGCTTTCTTCTTCGCCTCAACCGCTTCCTTGTACGCGTCGCTGTCTTTGCCGTACAGCTTCTTGGCACGCTCCACCAATTTCTCCAACTCGTCCAGCTCCTGCTTCTTGTTCTTCAGCGACTGTTCAAGCAGGGCGGCTTCCGATTCCCCCTTGGCTTTCATCGTGTCAATCTGCTTGCTGTGCGCATCGGTCAGATCCTCGACGGCTTTCTTCTGCTTCTCGTACTTGGCTACCTGCTCGTCGCTCGGACCGAACAGCGCATTGAAGGCCTTGACAAGCCCCCAAACAACGGCTATGGCGGCTGTAATGGTTACGACCAACAAACCTATCGGGTTGGCGTTGGCGGCTGCGTTAAACGCCCACTGTGCGGCTGTGGCGGCTTTGGTTACGATGATGCCTTTCCCCTGAGCGGCTGTGTGTATCGTTTCGGCTATGGTGCGTAGCTTCGTCTGTGCGAGGTTCACACCCTGCATCACGGCCGACTGTTTCTGCAAGGCGTTCTGTATGCTCTGCATCGCATTCGAGGCGGCAATGGCGGCTTGCAGTTTTGTTTGTATCTCCTCCAATTCGCCCTCGCTGATACCGAGTATCTCGGCAGCCCCGGTGGCGAGTCCGAAGCCGTCGATGGCAAGTTGCAGGGCTCCTCCCAATTGGTCGAATCCACGCGTGTCGGATGCGGCGTTGGTAATGGCCGCATTCGTGTCGCTGATGGCATCGCGCAGGGCTCCGGCCTGTTCTGTCAGCTCGGCAATGTGGTCTGCCAACGCCTGACCCTCGGCGGACGCCTGCTCTTCGGCTGACAGGTTCTGATAAGCTATGCTGAGGTTGGCTATCTCAAGCACCAACTCTTTCAGCTCTTTCTTGACGCTGCCGCCGGCTACGGCATAGTTGCCGACGTTGCGCTGAAACTCTCCCATGTCGGCCGCCAAGTCTTTCAGATGCGCGTCGAGGTTCTGTATCGACTCCTCCATCTCTTTGCCGAGCTCGGACTGCTTTTCCTCGTCGGTCATGCTCTTGTAGGCTTTCTTCAGTAGCTCCAACTGTTGGGAGAGGTGGTCGTACGAGCCCTCGACGGCCGCGGCTTCTCGCTCTTCGTTCTTCATCATCGTGTTGAGGTCGGCTTTCTGCTGTTTCAGCTCGCGCTCGCTGACGGTCAGCTTGACAAGTCCCTCGCGGTATTGTTCTACGGACAACTGACCCAAATCAAACTTCTTCTTCAAGTCGTCCTGAGCCTTCTTGTTGGCGGCTATCTGCTGATTCACCTTGACCAACGTCTTGACGTGCTCCTCATACGAGCCGTTGACACGCTCGAGCAACTCTTTGACTCGCCCCTGTTCGGTGTAGGCTTCGCGCACCGTCTTGTTCACGCGCTCCTGCTCCATCAGCTGGCGCGAGATGGTGTTCGTCGTGTTGGCAATCACCTGACCCTGCTGTTGCATTACACTTGTCAGCTGTCGATTCGCCTCGGCCGCTTCCTTGGCTTTGGCGGCAAGAAGCTGCTCGAGCTTGTCGATGTCGCCGCCTATCTTGACGTTGATGTCAAGACCCTTCGACAAATCGCCGGCTACCTCTTTGTACTTCTGAAGCACTTCCTCCATCTTCGATTTCAGTTGCGCCAATTGGTCGAGCGCACTTTGGTCGACCAAATCCGTTATCTTAACACTCATCAGTATTGGGATATAAATTCTACAATAGGTTTCTTCTCTTCTCCGACTCGACAGATGCCGTACGTGCCGTCATCGTTGAGGTAGATGACCACATCGCACTCCTCCATCTTGGCATAGGCTTTCCCGAGCCGTCGGTATCTGTCAAGCTCGGTGCCGTATTTCTTGTTCTCACATTGGCAGCTCATACATATCCACAGTCCTTATACAGTTTCTCTATCGCGGGCGTCGTGTAGTTGGCGTTGAAATACGCTATCCCGACCTCCGTCACGTCAAGTATCACCTCGCCGTACTTTTGGACTATCAGCGTAGAATCGCCCCCTCCGACGATGATGTCAACGCCAAGCGATGTGTCAACCTCGGAGATGGTGTTGTAAAACGTACCGTCGATAAAGAGGTTAGGCACCGATGCGGGGCGGGGCGGCAGTCCGAGCATCGTACCCGCTTCGGGCGGCGTTATCACCTCCTTCCATGCTTTGTACCCATCGGCGCCCGAATACGTCACCCCCTCGTGGGTGTGCACCCAATGCACCTGCTGAAAGTAAGGGTCGTCCTCGTAGGTGGGCGTCAGGTACGTGCCCGCACCGCTGAGGCCGCTGTACAACTGCTCCTTGACGGCCTTCGGAAAGAAGTACGAGTTGTCGTGCATACAGTTTACAATTGTATCCTCCATCTCGTCCGCTATCCTGCCGATAATGTCGTTCATTCTCTCGATGTCCATAGTCGTAAAAAATAAGGGGCGAAGGCCATTACAACCTCCGCCCCGAATGTGTCACTCTTCGTTACTTTCGGTCCCGGCGATGAGGCCGTACACACGACCAAGCATCTTCTTTCGGGTGGATTCGTCACGGTCGAGCCAAAAGGCGTCGACATGCGCCTTGACGAACTCACTCCTGCTCATCGCTCTGACAGCCTCAACGATGAACGTTACGCCCTCGTACTTCAAGACTCCGTCCATTGTCAGGCTTGTTCGATACCGATAACACCCGCTTCATAGAGCACGCTTGGCGCTTTCAGGCTCGGAGAGGTGCTGCCGGTGATTGACAGTGTGTCGCTCTCTTCATCGTACGATACGGCGGTGGCGTTGCCGCTGATGAGGTTGGCGTTGTCGGCGATAAGCGCTCCGTACGTCGAGGTGATGTCGGCGCCTCCGAGCGCTTCGTACAGCTTGTACTTCGAGCCGCTTGCATCGGTCTTGCCGAGTGTCACGAGCACGAGGCCGAGTGTGTACTTGCGCGGATCGAAACCGAGCGGCTGATAGTCGTACTTGGTGACAGCCTGCTTGGCGTCCTCGAAGCAGAAGCTCACCGTCATGGTGGCCTTTTCGCTCGACGTCGGGTGCTGCGTCGAAGTGGCGTACACACAACTCATCGGGAAACCCGCAAGCACATCCGTATCGTCGTTGATACCGTAGATGTTGTTGTCCTCGTCGAAGAAGTATGCGTCGAACTTCTGATTCACCGTCTTGGCAAGCGATGCATCCAATTCAGGATAGTAGGCGTCCATCGTGTAGGTGTCGGTGCGCGTGGACCATCCGGTAACGCCCGTACCGCCGTAACCGGTGGCGCTGGTCTGAGCCTCGCCGCCGTCCTTGGCGTATTCGACAAATGTCACGATGCCGTACACTCGTTCGGGACGAGCGGCGTGGGCGAGCTTCTCAAGCGCGTCGCCCGTCAACTCGGCAGGGAGCTTGTAGCCGTGATGAACGAGGATGGCCCCCTTCATCCGCCCGAAGTCAATAGGACACTTCGAGGTGCCCGTGTTGAGTTGTGCTAAGTTGCATTTGCGTAACGTTCTCATTGTTATCTGCAATTTTGAGGTTTAATAATAAGTTCGAGATTCGATATGTTAACGGCGTCTATGGGCTCACTGACCGAGTCCCCGGCTGCGGTGTGAGCTCCATATCTGCCATAAGAATAGTTTTCGGAATACTCATGCGGCACACATCCGTCACCTCCGAAGTCGAACCGTCCGTCCTCCTTCAACGCCTCGATGAAGCGTCGGTAGATGGGACGCAGAATGTTCTCAAAGGAATGGTAACGACGCTCTTCATTGCTCCACTGCTGGCGCGACGAGCATGCTATCAGCACGCGGACCCTCGTCGTCGCATATACAGCGGCATCTTTGCCGCGAACCTCCGTCGCCGGCACAAACAACGCGATGAGCGGAAACTTCATCTCGTTGCCCTTGACCGTGCGGCTCAACTCGTCCAATCGGTCTTTGATGTATTGGGCGCTCCCGAAGGTGTAGTTGATTGTCGGGCAGTCCATTTCGCGGACTCCGCCTGCCGAGGCAACACGAATCTTACAGCCGACGCTCGTCGCCGCCGCTACATCCGCGAATATCTCAACCAGCTCGCGGCTCCTGACTTCGGCTTTGGGGAAAATCTTTCTCATAGATTCATGTTATTAATCTTGGTAAGCATTTTGCTCGATGTTTTTATCCCGACATACGGACACCTGCCGCTCGAAGCCCACTCGGCGAAGCGTCGGTTGCGCTCAACCATCATGTTCCATACAGTCACCTGACGGTTAATAGGCGAACCTACCTGCGTGTTGGCGGACTTCAATCTGACAAGCCCCGTCACGGTCGCCTGCTCGCTGCCGTCTGCGAGTATCTTGTAATACACGTAGTCGGCAAACGATTCCCTGAGCCGTGAGCACAACGTTTCCATGTCCACGTCAACCTCCGACTCATCGGACTTCTCTCCCAAATAATCCATTACGTCGTCGGACAAGGCACCGAGCATCAGCCAAAGAAACTGACCCTGATAACAGGCAATGTACAGCTCCAAGGCTTCGTTGACCTCAACCGCATTGGGATTGGGGATGGTCCCGAGCGATGCGTTGAGGATGTGCCGCGGCCCTGATGTGAAATATGAAACGTCTATCAGCATGTTTACTCTTGTTTTTTCGTGCGTTTAGTTTTCTTCGTCTCCGCGGCGGGCGCTTCCTTGACGTCGTCAATGTCGACTTCCTTGAGGTCTGCATCCGACTCAACGCTCTTGTCGTCGGTCGGCTCAACGCTCTTGTCGTCGGCAAGCCGCGCCTCCAATTCGGCTATCCGTCTGCGGAGTTCGGCAATCTCTTCGCTTCTGTCATCAGCCTCCTCCGCAATCGGGGTGAACACGAGCACACCCCGATTCTGACGGATTCGGTTTTCTTGTATGACTTTGGCTACTTCTGCGGGATTGCCGGTGATGATATACCCGGCCATACCCTATCAATCTTTAGCGATTGCAGTTTTCAATGCAGAGATTGAACCGTAGGCGAATGCCCATGGGCAATACACCGGAACGATTTCCTCGGCCTGAGCCATGAGGACAATTTGATTCTTGAGCTTCGTTTCAACGTCGTCGGCCCATTCCACCGTGAGCGGAGTGTAGTCGATGATTTGAGCGCCGAGGTTCATGTCACCGAGGAAGTACTTGCCTGCCGGGATGCCGGTGTAAGGAACCACGCGCAGACCTGCGATAACAGGATTGCCGTTCATGTCCTTAACGAGCTCGAGGCGGTTGCCGTCGGTGGCTTTTTCCGTGCGGATGCTGTTGAGGGTAATCGGGTTGAGGACAAGCACCGTCGGAGCGAACTGTGCGTACGTCATGACGGCTACAGCCGTTTCGAGGGCGTCCACGCTGTTAGGCGATTCAACGCTCTTGAATGCGCCGTTGGTGACTTTGAACGTCATGGCGGCGGCATCGGCCTTGAGCTTGTCGGCGGTTGTGTCGGTCAGCGTTACGCCTTCGAGGAAGATACGCGTGTCGGTAACCTTGATTACGTCGAACGTGTCGTTGAGTACGGTGTTCGTACCTGCACCGACAAACGTAATCTTCAAGCCTTCGATAAGCAGGTCGTGCGGAGCGGAGAACTCGATGATTGCACCGTTGCCGGCCTGTTCGATGGATGCCACCGAACCCGCTTCACCGGCGATGAGGCTTTCACTGATGATCGACTCAACGCTCTTGACACCTTCGTAAGCGGTGATGCCCTTGAGGTTGTCGCCCGAACCGTCGCCAAAGAGAATGGCAAAGTCTTCCGCATCGCGCACTGCGTTCATCACGCAGGTGAGCACGAAACCGCGGAGGTAGGTACGGCATTTGAGCGCTCGCTTCGAGAGCTTGAAGTGAGTACCCACGCGAGATACCTGAGCCGATTCTTCCTTGATTTTGAGGCTCGATTCCGGCAGACGTCCGTTTTCCGACAAGTAACGCGCGTTCTTGTCGACGGCATAAATCTGTTGGAAAGCGAAAATCGGATATTCCGGGTCGCCTGCAATGGCGGTGGCGAAGTCGCGCACGTGGAGCTTCTTGTCGGTGGCCTGAGTAACCACGCGGTCGCTCTGCTGTGAGATGAGGTGCGTACCTTCGTAGTTGCCGGTCATCGATACGTCCTTGAACGAGAACGAGCCCGAGTTCTTTTCCTTGTTGTTGAGGAAGTCCTGAAACTTCGGCGAATCGTACATCTCGTCAAACTTCTCGTTGTACTTCGAGGTGTAGTCGCTGCCTACGCCGTACTTCTTCATCTTCTCCATCGCGTTGGCGATGCTCTTCACCTGCTCGATGAGCTGTGCATTTTCACTCTTGACCTTTTCAAGTTCCTCTGTGTTCGAGGACTTCAAGAGGTCAATGGCATTTTTCAGCGCGTCGGAATCAACGCTGCCTTCATTTGCCTTGTTGATGGCGTCGGTCATACCGCCTACCATCGCACTGATGAACGACGCTTGTTCGTCATTAAGACCCTTGGTCTTTACGCCCAAAATGTCTTGTACTTCTTTTTCGGTCAATTTTGCCATGTCACTAATTATTTGGTTATGGAATTGTTAAGTTGAGCCCAAAACGAGGGCGATGGAATCTCAGGGGCGCTCTTCTCGGTCGTCCCCTCTTCGGTCGGGTCGGCTTGCTTTTCTCCTTCTTCGCCCGATTCGGGTTCTTCCTGCAACAGTGCGTTTGTGCGGTACACCCTGCTGTAGCAATGAGGGCAGCGCACATAGTTCAGCAGGTCGGTGATGCTCTTCTCGCTCAACGTCGACTTGTCGCCCTTGTACGAGTCGATGACGGCCAACACCGCATCGCGTATCTCGGGCTGCAACTGACGCAGCTCCTGAGCAACAATGTCCTGAGCCATCCAACGCACGTACTGCGATGCGTAGTCCTGAACCTCGGACGAGAAGGTGTGTTGCTCCTGAGAGTCATAATCGAACTGCTGACCACAGCAGGGACACGTCACTATCGCACCCCCGTTGAGGCTTTTCAGTAAAGTTTCAAGAGTCATATCGTATTGTTTAAGTCGCTCGTCGGAATATCCGTGCATCTTGAATGCACCGCGAACAAACTCTACGGCATCTCTCACCTGATCGGCGGTCGCGCTCTTCAATCCGACCAGATACGTGTTGGGGTTCGCGCCCCATCCGGTCAGTGTCGAATACTCGAGCATCTTCCACCGCAACACCTTGCGTCGGTCGTTCTCGTCGCGAAGCAGCGCCTTGACTCCTATCGAGTGTTCGAGCGTCCGCCCCGCCTCGGCAAACAACTTGTAGTCGTTGTACACGTCACGCCCAATCTGCTTGTCAAGATTAATCTTGCCCGTCATGATTACGTTGTCCTCCTTCTCTTCTCCCGAAAGAGGCACGCCGAGCAATTGGCGCGTGTCGTGGTTCAAGAACCACCGCATCTTTGCAATGTCATGTTTCAGGGTGTCTTTAAACGACCCCGGCATCGAGATGTCGTGCTGTACATCCTCAATGCCTATACCGTTCACGCCTACCGTGACGATACCTTTCTCCGTTACATCAATCGCCTTCGTTTCGTACTGAAGACTCTTCATCGTTTCCGTCATCTTCTCCTGTTGAGGGTTTAGAGTTAATACTGTTGTTAATTATCTTATTCACCGTGTCAAGCTCTTCGGGCGTCATCTGAAACTTCAGTTTGCCGAAAAGCGGTATCTCCTCCGCCAGCTGGCTCTCGTGCATCTGAGCCCGCACGTCGTCGAGCGTCAGCAGTCCCGCATTGAACTGCGACATACAGCGCGTGAAGCGGAGCGTGCGTACCTCTTCGAGTTCCTTCAGTCCCGTTTGCAGACAGTCCACGTCGTCGAAGTTGCAGTCTATGTAGATGCCTTTCTCCTCGAGTCCGAGGAAGCGACTCACGTCCCGACAAAACTGTTTGGCCATCGGGATGATTACCGACGTGTACACATCCTTCTGCGCCCCAATCTGATTGGCATACGTGCTCTTGTCCTTGCGCGGCACGAGGTCGGCGGGGATGTTGAATATGCCGGCAATCTTGATGGCGTCCTCCAACGTTTCCTCGAAAGGTTGAAGCTCCGAGATGCTGAGGTTCGTGCGAACAAACGAGATGGGAACATCCGTCACGCCGTACGGCATCCTGCCCCCCGTCACTCCGTAGTTGCGGTCAATCTCTTCGCGCAGCTCCTTCTTCTCGTCGGGTTCGAGTGCTACAGTACCCGTTTGGTCGCTCTTGTTCGATACGATGAAGCCGAGTCCGCCGCGCTTGACGTATATCACGTTTCGCGCCTCGTAGACGGCTATCAGGTTCGAGATGGGTTTCAACACCGACATAAGTCGGCTCTTGGCTTTCATGAAGCCCGGACCTTTCATGATTCCCGGCTCGCCGTCGCGGTCGTGCCATATCTGAAAATGAGGTATCAACAGATTCTGATATTCACCGATGCCGAGCGTATAGCCCTTGATAAGCTCCTCCTTGGCGGCGATACCGAACACCGGCACTCCGTAGCTGTACTCCACAGCCTCAACCGTAACAAGGTCGGACGGAAGCTCCCAATAGTTCTCACACCATTGGCAGATCAGCGCACTGTCGGTTATCGTTTCGGGCATCGCGGCACGCATGAAGGCGTTGCCTGTGACGAGCTTGTTGACGAAATGCTGATACACCAACTCGCGCCATGTCATCACCGGATTCGGCTGTTGCAGAATCAGTGACAGATTGCGTCTGTCACACCATACGATGCTGTCATCCTTTACGCGCTTGAGGTCGTAGTGACCCTCGCTGATGCGCTTGGCGATGTAGTCTATCGGCCAGAAC